CTGCCGCCTTGCTTCCCGCCCCACCCGGCATAGGGGCTTCTGCTCCTTCTCTATTAAATTCTGCTCCTTCTTCTATCGCACCCCTATAAATATTTCTAATATATTCTTTCATTTTTTCATCAGATATAACGTCTTCTTTACCTGCTAAATCACATATTATAATATTATGATATTTCATTTTCTCACCTGGTTTTATAACACCTACTCTTATTTCATAAACTAAATGAGACCTCGAACTTCTATCATTATTATATGTTGCTGAAGTTTTTTTGAATGTATCAACAGCATCATAATGATATTTAAATTTTTTATTCATACTTTTTTGGTTTTCCGTGTCATCACCCTCTTTTTTCTCATATATATTAATATATTGAGGCTGTGTTTGTATTTTTTTAAAATTATCTTCACTTTCTGTTGTATACCCTAATTTTTTTGAACTCTCCCAATAATTTTTAAATTCATCATCGAATTCATTATCTACTACTTGTTCCCATATATTTTGCCCGGTCTCTTCTACTTTTCGTAATTTTAATAATTTACTCTCTTCCAATCTTATTTTTACTTTTTCTAATTTTTCTTCATTAAATTTGAAATATCTATTTACAGTATCCTGATACAACAATTTTTTCTCTAATATATCCTTAATTGTTTTTCTACATTCCTCTTTTAATAAATGTATATGTTTGTATTTATTACTTTCTGCTTCTTCTATGTCTTTAATTTGTTCTGCACGAACAGTAACTTGTATTTTATGTTGATCTATATCAGTACCATTTTCTAGTGAGAATAAGTTTTTACGAATATGTTTCTTTAACTTATCTCTGAGTTGTAACTGACTCATCTTTAAATTAATAGTCTCATCAAGAGAGAGTCCATCTGGAAGTCCCTCATTCCACTTATCCTCAACTTTTTTCTTGATATTTATCATTGTAATGTATTTATCCTGGACTATTGGTTTATATTCATCTTTCATCATGTCGATAAATTGTTTAAAGTCTTCTTGTATTAATTTTATTTTATCCCCAAATGTCTCCCCAGTTGTTATATCTTGATCAAGGGGAAGACCATCTGCAATATGTTCTAAAAATTTAATTTTTACCTGTTGAATAATTCTTTTACGTGATTCAGCAAAATTATTTTTCCAATTTACCCCATTACTGCCCACACCTTCAAAATAATTAGTATTTGTAAAATAATCTTTTACAAAACTTATATTTTTTCTATTGTTTATATCTACAGATACCTGAGCTTTCAAGTCTTCAAATGTTTTAGATTTGCCATTTCGCTTCCATTCATTTTCAGGTATAGGAGAAGGGATACCCTTAGCAGTAAAATATGCTTCTGTTTTTGACTTGTAATAGCCATCTAATTTTTTCTCTGCACTTTGATAGGTATCCAATATAGTTTTATATTCAGGCTTAGCTTTCAATACATCTATGCGCAATTTTATTCGTTCAAATGCGTTTCTTACATTTTCTTTAAATTGTTGTGAATTGGTATCCACCCGAGACGTGCTGAATATTTCATTGATTGTTCTAACAAGATTATCATTACCAGAGTCTTTGAGTTTGGGTGACAACTGTCTACCATCCACCTTGAGACCTTCTTTATGTATATCTTCTTTTTTAATACGATGCTTTAATTGAATTCGAGCGTCTATTTGATTTGATTTTGGGTCTTTTCCCCATCCATGCATAAATGGAAAATACAATGAAGACTCTTTATCTCCTGTACCTGTAGTATAAAATTTACCCAAGTGTCTTGCTGTTCCTGTTATCCAAGAAGCGCTCAAAATATCAACTCCAGCAGGCTTTTCTGGATGTTCAGCTTTTCCCAATTTTTTTAATTCATTCCCATTGAATACTATTTTATAAGGCACTGCATCATATGCACTGTCCATTGTTATCCCCAAAGCAACTCTACTTTTACCAGCCTCATCTCTTCTTTTAAATAGAATATATGTTTCCGTATCTGCACTGTCATCCAAATTATTTCCATCTCCCAACTGAAAATGCGATGGCTGACCATCCTGTATTTTGTAAAATGGATAATTTTGTAACTTTGCAATTTCCTCATTTATTTTATCGCGTCCCCATGTGTTTTTGTTATCACCTGGTATTATAGCTAACAATGCAGCCTTCGCTTCATTATATGCATTCAATACAGTTTGATAACCGCCTGCTAAATCAGCAAGCGTAGCTGTTGTCTTAGTAATAGAAAACTGCGAGGAGACTTGTTGTGTATTGTTACACTCAGTAATTATCTTAAATGAATCGTTATTCTGATCTTTTTTTAAAGATATATTTAAATCTATATTATCATCAAATAATTTTATAGGTTGTGCAGTAATTTCAAAACCAATGTTTTTGTTATCTGGGGCTGTTAAAAAATACATAGGTTTAAATGTGCCACTCACATTGAATGTAGCTGGATTATCAATCATATTTGATATAGTTTCATCTATTTTTTTCGCTGCCTCTATAAAATGTGTATTGAAGATTTGCCATTTACTGATGAGTTTGTTCTTATCGTTTTCATATTTTTCTTTAAATGTATTGAATAAATTATTGATATCTTGTTTGTAATCGTAATCAGGTTCTGTAACAAATTTTTCAACATTATCAAAAACTTTTCTACGTTGCGCTTTAATTTCATTATCTTCCGTCTGTCCAGAACTAACTAAATTTCTATTAGTCTCCCAACTTATAGAACTTCCAGATAATAAAAAACTGTTTAAATCATCAAATGTTCCTCTTCTCATAGGCATATGTCCATTTACAAGAACCCACTCATCAAATGGTAAATAATTATAATCTAATTTAGTTTTATCTTGAAAATCCAATCCTAAGTTAATTTTTTTAAAATTAAAACCAGTAGTTCCTTCTTTTTTAATTATGTTTTGATCCGCTGTAATAACTTCCTTGAACGCATCATTTTGTTCTACTAACCCCTGATCATAGTTAGTATCAATTACATATTTATATTCAGATTCATCATTTTCCTTTGATTGTAACTTGTTTGAATATCCGTAGAATTTTTCAAACCAATATTTTGCGTGTAACTGATCGCTGAATCCTAATTCTAAACTATGAAATTTGTTCTCTTTTTTATTATAAACAAAAATTTGTCTTATATATCCTCCTGTCATTCTGTTTCTCCATTGTCCTTTTTTATCATCCATACTATTATTCCATACATCAAATAAGGATACAACCTTATCAAATTTAGTATTATTTTTTTTAAAAGTAACAAAAGGTTGAGATTTAACCAATGGAGGATAGTTTTCTGAATCTTTTGTAAAAAAGTATGGTAATAATTCAGCTTTATATTTCTCCAGTTGCTCTGTTCCTCCTGGTTTATCGGTAAAATCATCTTCAAATTTCTGCCAGGATGCATGATTACTTATAGGTCCGTTGAAATCTTTTCCTGACATCAAAACATCTGAATCTGGTGTCGTTGCTGCTACTAATTCACTATATCTAATATCTATTTTTTTAACCATACTATGATTTTCAGCAATATACGCTAATAGGCTTCCTATAATATTCTTTGTATTATAAGTTTTTCCAGACCCAGAAAATCCGTATGTAAAATATACTGAAGAAAGAATACTATCCCTCCATCTTGTACCAGGGACGTTATCATAACTTTTAAGTAAATTCATAAATCCATAATTAATACGGGAGGTCATCATATCATCAGAATCATTAGGACCATAAATATGATTCATAAAATCAAATTGAAATGTTTTTAAACTTGATTGCTTATCTGCTGAAATTTTATTCTTGTCTTCAATAATTTTTATTTTATCATTTTCTATGTTTGAAAATAATAGTGAATCTCCTGACTGTGATACAAGTAACTTATTTATTAAACGTGGTTTATATCCTTGTCTTTTAGCACATTGAACATCGCTAATTCTCATAATTACATTTATTTTTGAAAAAACATATTTATATAATGCTTTTAATGGGTTTAAAAATATTAAATTTTTATGAATTAAATCTACTAAACCAACAATAACAGAATGATAATCAAATTCAACCTCCAAAATTCGTCCTCCCACAACAAACTTGTTGCTTTCTTCTAAAATTTGTCCCATTGTTTCATCGCCTTTTTTGATTCTATTTAAAATTCTATCATTATAAAATACTTCTAATGATTTTTTATTTGCATCATCACCATCAAGTGGTTTCACTGATACGTTTGGTATTAAACTAAACATTGAAAATAAAAACATTTCTATTTTTTCCTGTTTTATTTTAATAACATCTTTATATTTTTGCATCAAATAAAGAATCATAACTTCAATATGAAACTTTAAAAAATCGCTATTATTTTCATCAATAGGTTTTGTTCTTATCTCATTCAGTTTTAACTGAACTGTTTCAAGGTACCTATCACCAGCAAAAAATCCATTCCTGTTGTCTGTAATAATATTATTATTTTTAAATAACTGACTTTTTTGTTCGCTATTTCCAAAAACTCTATAAATTAGTAGATAAAAATTGTATTTTTCTATCAAATTAAAATTTAAACTATCCTTTTTATTTCTAATATATCTTATAGTTAAATACAAATATATTCCAAAATATTTTGTTCCAAAAAATGAATATGTATTATTTTCATCTGGAGTTGCCCATGAATCTTCAGTTAATGTTTGTTGTGAATTATTTCTATTATTGTAAATATCTTTAAATCCATCTTCACCATTCCATAAACTTCTTACATTTTTACTAACGATTTCATTTTCTGTCTCTTCTTGCTCTGCATTTCTTCTTTCTTCATCAATTAATTCCTGAATTTTCTGCTTTTTTATACGCTCTTCTCTTTGTTTGTCAGCTGCTATTTCCTCATTAAAATATTCTATGTACTCATTTAATGCTGTTTCAACATGACTACTATAGTTATTGGCATTATCTTCTGGCTTATTGTCGTCCGGATTAAATGTATCACTAAGTAAAATATCAATTAGAGAACCGACCCCCTCGTCACTACTAATTTCCTGCTTTTTTCTAATTAATTCATTAATTAATTCCTGTTTATTTTTTAAAAAGAAAGCAATATAATTTATATAGTTACAATGTTCATCATATTTCTTTTTATTAGTTAATATTGAATTGAACAATAAGCTAAAAGTATAATTAATTAAATCTTCAACGACTTTATCTTCTTTAGCTACCATATCACATATCATTTTAATTTTCTCTTCATCTAACTGAAGATTTTGAAGGGGTGTGTTGGTAATATTATTCACATTTTTATACGTCTCTTCTGTTATTGCACCTCCATCTAATTGAAAACAAATCGATAAATATTGTAAATATCCTAATATCATATCTAATTTATAAATAAATTTTTTTTTATTGTCTATTTTTTCTTTCCTTAATTGTCTAAGATTAGCGTTCGTAGATACTGTATAAGCCTTATCTTCTATATCTATATTTGTTAACTGAAATAGTAATTTTATATTCTCATCATTGAATTCCAAATTAAATATAGAATTATATTTTCTTAGGTCAGGGTGGATTAATCCCATTGTTCCATCACTATTTTTATTAATTTCATTTTTTATAATATCAATTATTTTACTCATTAAATCAGAATTTGTATTTCTCTTATTTAATTCCTTTTTTAAAGCATCTAAATTATCTTGCTCTCGTTTCTTCTTTGCAAACATTGCTTTTGAATTCATTGTTTTTACGGCAGTTAAAATTTTAGTTTTTTCATCTTCAAATTGTTTTTTATGCTTATTTCTTATAATCTCCCATTCTTTAAACCACTTCGTCCCAAATTCTCTAAATCTATTATTAAATTCAGTATAATCAATCAATTTAAGGTTTGTATCACTCCATGCTTTCTGCTCTTCCTCTGGCCATACGTTACCACTCCATGATTTCTTTTCTAACTCATCACGGAAAGAAGATAATTCACTTATTTGTGCATCAAGTTTAGACGTTATCATTTTAAATGTTTTAATTATGGTTTGGTCCTCATTATATCCAGCTTGAAGTTTAGCAGTATCTAATTGCGTAAAAATAGTATCAAACTCTTGTATGAGTTGTCCATTTTTAGTTGCCGTGGTAACTTTTAATAGATTTCTTGTATTATTATTCATAGGTATGTCTATAGTTCCTCCACCGGAAATTACTTCAGGTGACCCAGGCACTTCAGGTGACCCAGGCAATTCGGTTCCAGTATCGGTAGTTGTTAAATCAACATTATCAGCTGGTGGAGGCGATACTTTTCCTTCACCAGCTCCCTCATTTCCCGAAGATTCTAATTTAGATATATCTTTATTTGTAACAGCTAATTTAAAATTTGGAATTAAGTCTTTAGTTTTTTTCTCATAATTAGCTGTATGTTCTAACCAATCTTCATTAAAAAATTTATTAATCAAATCTTGTTTAGTTCGAAACACTTCTGGAAATTTCTTTATTTTTGAAAATTTATCTAATTTATTAATAATTTCATTATCATTCTTTTTGGGAAGTTTTAATATTGCTTTTACCATCATTCTCTCCATATCAGGTCTATCGTCATCATCTTGGTCGTTATCTAATATACTCGGCTGACCTCCAACTTTTTCAATCGTTAAGTTACTATCAATAAAATCAATCCAGGCGCCCCTTAAAAATTTGACTAATGCATCACCACTCCCATCTTTATTAGCTTTATCCATATCATTAGCGTATGATAAAATATTTTCTTTCTGTTGTTCTTTATATTTATTAATTATATTTTCAACCATTTTTGTTTCAGGTTGATAATCAAATCCTCCTTTTTGTTTGTATATTTTTTTCTTACCTCCGCCCTTTTTATCATCATCCTTGAGTATCATTGTTAACATATCAATCAATTCTTGTAAATCCCCACCAGCTGCGGATTCTGCAGCTTCACCTGCCATTTCATCTAATTTAGCTTCTTCTGCTGCTGCTTCTGCTGCTGCTTCTGCTGCTTCTGCTGCTGGGTCTTGATTTTTCGCTGCTGCTGCCTCTGCTTGTGCTTTTTTCGCTGCTGCTGCTGCTGCTGCTGCTTTTGCTGCCGCTGCTTTTGCTTTTTTTGTTTCCTCTAATTCTCTTTTTAATTTTTCTTCAGCAGCTCGTCTTTGCTCTTCGGTTACTGCATTATCTACAGCTTCTTTAGCTTCTCTGTCTTCTTCTTCTTCTCTTCTAACAACTTCTTCTGCTTCTGCTTCTGCTTCTGCTGCTTCTGCTGCTTCTGCTGCTGCTTCTGCTGATGTTGATGTTACTGTTATTGCTAGTGCCGCTTCAATAATCTGTTTTAAGTTTTGGAATTCCCCTGGATTTTTTCCATTAAAAATATCTCCTTCTATATAATCTCTAACACTAACTTTATTTGGGTCAAAAGTAGCTAAGTGAGCCTCTAATAGTGACACCATATTACCAATTCGTTCTTCATTCATAGATGGTTGATTAATAAGTTTGGTTGGAGTTTGCCTGACAAGTTCCGGGGTAATCTTTATAGGTTGATTATTTCTCTTTCTTTCTTCAATTACCTTTTTAAGTTCCTGGTATCTTTCATACTCATCTCGAGTATTCCAATTTTTTCCATCTATTTTGATCATACCACCTTTTTGTTTTTTCTTGCTTCGAGAATTATTATTTCTGTTCCCTCCTTTTATCGAGTAAGTTTTGTGTTTCCTTAGTTTAATTTGACTCTTTTTAAGCTTTTTCTTATAACTTTTTGCTCTTAACATGTGATATATAATATTATTAGATTTTAACTAAATATTATATACCTAAAACTCAGAGCCCTTGCCTCTGTTTCCTCCTCTATTATTTAAAAAATCAACCTGTTCTTTAGTAATGCAAGCACAACCATTACCACCACTTACATTAGAAGTTGCGCAACATTTTGCATTAAAATCGTTATTTGCATAATAAAATAATTGTCCCTCTGGTAATGGAACAGTAGGTTTCATTGCAACTCCACCAAGACGATTAACCTCAGCTAATCCAACTTTTTTTTCATATGTATCAGTATGAACACCGTTACTTGCATCATAATCTAATTCAGCTCCCATATTAGTATTACCTTCAATAAATTTTAATCCTGCGATAACTTTTATTTCGTCTATCAAACGTCTAAGTCCATCGAAACCCATTGTAGTGGTGCAACCTCCTAATAAATGTAACCAAGAAACACCACCAATAATAAGAGCTAATACAACAAGCTCAAATCGTAATTTGATTCCGAAAATTACAATATCTGTATTTAATTTTACCATTATTATACATATTTAACAGATAAAAATTAAAATAATTCAAATAATTTATCTCTTATATCTAAAATATTTTCAATTGCAGAATTATAATCTCTTATTTTTATTCCATCAATCGTGAAATATCCAGTATCAGTGATTAAATGATATAATTTTTTAGGTTTATCTATTTTTTGTCCAGTTCTGTTTAAAGTATTAAAATTGCCTAAATCAATGTCATCAAAATGTATATTAGGAGCTCCACAAATAGTAAAATTGTCAAATGTATATTTTTTAACAGATTCAATGTTTGTAGTATCAATTTCTACTAAACCTATAACTCTTTCATTAAATTTTAGTTGTTCATTTAATTGTATATCTTTTAGTTTAATAGATTGTCCATTTTCTATTTCAATTAAAATTTCACCATCTAATCCAGATTCAAGATATTTGTGAATATCTGCTAAAGAAGAATTTTTAGAAAGATATTTTAAATTTTTTAATTTAATAATATCAATAGGTTCTAATTCATCCCAATCTAAAAATTTTAGATTGTTAATATGTATTCTTTTACTTTCTGTACTTAAACAATAAATTGCGTCTTCTCTGTAATCTGAAATTTTATTACTTAGAGGATGCTCTTTAACATCTATCCAACCTAAATCTTTATAATAAACTTTATGACAACCACTTACAATAATACCATTCAAATCATACATATTTATTCCATAAGTACTTAATTTAAAAATAGATGTAATTCTATCGCCATTATTAAGGATAGTTCCTGAAGTAATATCTTTTATCTTAACATCACCATTTTCAGTTTTAATAATAGTATTTTTATCAAAACATTTTCGTTTAGGAACTCTTCTGGAATTTAGATCTAAGATATGTTGCATCCAACTGGCTGTTATAGCAATAGGAATTGAAATTAATACAAAGAATGTGGTTCCAGAAAGCGCAGCAGGCCATGTAAAAGGTAATATCCATAATAAAACAATAATAGCTAATATTATTACTAAGAAAATAATAAGAACATGTAAGAAAGCACCCACAAATGATTTCATAGCCAAATATAATCCATATACAGTATATAAACCAGCAACAACGGCTCCAGAAATTTTCTTTAATAAATCTTTAAATTTAATCATGATTTTTTGAAGAGGTATAATGACATTAAATAAACGAGCATATATGTATGATAAAATTTTGTTTAATTTATTTTTAAGTCCGGCAATTAAAACTCTAAGAAAATCAAATGAAACATTGAAATTTTTAACACTATCTACTAATCTTTCAGTAATATAATAAAAAGGTTTTATAAAATGTCCAACAATACTACCCAATATAATATTTGTGCATTGTTTAAAATTATCTCCTGTAAATTCCATTTTAGATGTTCCTTTCGGTAAATCTTGCTCTTTGATTATTCCTGCAAAGGGCATAACACTTGGCTTACATCTTTCTTCAGCCCAGTTTTGTCTTATAGGTTCCATTTTATCTTTAATGTAATAATATGAAAGTGTAAGAAAGAAAAATAATAATGTTAATATTGCAATAACAACGGAACCTCCATATTTATCTAAATATCCATTTTTTTTATATTCTTTGGTAAAATGACTATATAATGTCTCTGGAATATTATTCATATATAATATCTGGATAATATTCTTAAAAATTAATCTTCCCAATCCCAGAAAGTAAATTCACCAATAGGTATTTGATGATTATCTGTAATTAGGCAATATAAAACATTGTCAAATGCACCAGTCTTAATGGCATTTTTATAATCTTTAACAGGTATGTAATTAGATAATAATGAATTATCTGTATTGTCAGTATTAAAAATTTTATGTTCACCAGTAACATAAATAAAATCATTTAATTTTTCACTCCATATTTTGTAATATGGTGAATCTTTTCCGCCCTTTAATTTCAAAGTTCCATAAACTTCACTTCCATTTTCTAAAATATCACCTAAAACAATATCCTTCATTTTTTTTATGCTTCCATTTTGTAATTTTAGTTTTGTATTTTTTGAAAAACAAATAGTTCTTAATGTTTTTCCTATAGGTCCTCTATCTATACTTTTTCCAGTATAACTTGCACCTTCAATCATATATATAAATGTAGTAACAATTCCAATAAGTTTCATAGCAGTATCTTTAGTTTTGATAATCATTTTTTGAAATTGCATAATAATATTAGTAAATGCTCCATAGACATCGCCAATTATAAATCCAAATGAATTTTTAAGTTTATCAATAAGAACTCGAACCATTTGAAAGGAATCTAAAAGATTTTGTAGTACAGCTCCCATACTTCCTAAAATATATTGTATCGGTGATAAGAAAAATCCCATCAAATCTTTTTGAATATTTCCGACACAATAGGAGAAATTTTCCATAGTATCATATCCTAAATAACTTGCAAGGGGCATGTATGTTGGGGAACATCTATATTTTGGCCAATTGTCTTTTATATCTTGAAGCCCATTTGTAAGAATTGATGAAAAAAATAATAATCCAAATATAACTACAATTAATAATGCTTTTATAATATCTACAAACTTCATATTAAAATATATTGTTATTTTTATTTAATGTAAATATCATGAAATAAAAATATTTATTTTATCTTCTTCTTGATTTTCTTTTGGATTTTCTTCTTCTTCGTCGGCGTTTTGTCTTTTTTTTTGTTTTTCTTCTTCTCTTTCTTCTTTTTTTTCTTGATTTACGTCCTCCAGCCATTCCAGCAACACCTTGAGGTTTAGCTAACATAGCACCAGCATCTCCTTCTGATTGAGCTCTGGTTTGAAGTTGTAACTCTACCATACTTTTCATTAAATCATTGCCTCCTGCTCCAGCTTGAGTCATTTGAGGAACAGAAATTGTTTTAGAAGAACCTCCTCCAGCTAAAGCTTTACTTAAATTTACCATATTGTTAGCATCCAATTTTTGTTTGTTTATAGCCTGATTCATTGCACCATTAGCACTGACATTTTGGGCATCTGGAGTTTGAAAATCCATAGAAACAGCTCCTCCTTTAAGCTTTTTTACTAACTTATAAACTGGTCCTTTTTTAACCATTTTTTTTGTTTTTTGTCCTGCACTATTGGCATTTCTTTTAACTTGTCTTGTAAATCGTTCCAACGACTGTTTTAATTTGTTTGCTTTCTTTTTCATTTCTTCAGGAGTTCCTTTTGTCATATATATATTAACGCAATAAAAATATAAAAAGAAAAATAAAATTAAGTTATATGTCTTTTAAAATAGATGATGAGACAAGATTAAATTTTGATAAAATGCTAAAAGAATCAGGAGCATCTGATAATACAGCTAAAATCAGAAAACTTAGACATAGTTCTAAAATTAATGAACAAGTATCTATAATGATGGATATAAGAAAAAAATATCAACGATTAGGAAAGAAATCAATAGATAGAATGATTGATTCACAATGCTCTTGGTTATATAAAAATTATACTAATATATTTATTAGATTAAAGAAAAATGAATTAGATCTTGATATATTAGGGAATTTAATAATATGTCTAAAAGAAATAGAAGATAATAAAATAGACCAACACGAAGCATCAGTAAAAGTAGGTAAAATTTTAAAAAAATTATTTATTGATAGTGCAATGAAACGTGAAAAAAAAATGGAAAAAAAATTAAAAAAAGAAGAAAAAAAGTTTGTAAAACCTAAAGTAAATATTTCTTGGTCAGATTATAAAAAGACATTATAACAAAATTGAAATTATTTAAATAGATTATTATTTTTATTTAAATAATGAAGCTTGTAATAGTTGAATCTCCAGCTAAATGTAAAAAAATAGAAGGTTATTTAGGTACAGGATACAAATGTATAGCGAGTTTTGGTCATATTAGAGAAATAGCAAATGGTTTGAAAAGTATAGACACAAAAAATAATTATGAGGTAGTTTTTAAAACAATAGGAAGTAAGGGAAAATATATTAAATCATTAAGAGAATGGATAAAAAAATCTAAAGAAGTAATTTTAGCAACAGATGATGATAGAGAAGGAGAAGCAATTGCTTGGCATATTTGTAAAACATTTAATTTACCAGTTTCATCAACAAAAAGAATAATATTTCATGAAATAACAAAACCAGCAATTAAAACAGCAATAAATAATCCAACAGTGATTAATATGAATACAGTAAATGCACAATTAGCTCGTCAAGTATTAGATTTATTAGTAGGTTATACAATAAGTCCAATATTATGGAAACATATTAGCAGAAATACAAAGGGAAGTTTAAGTGCAGGAAGATGTCAAACTCCAGCATTACGTTTAGTATATGAACAACAAAAATTAATAAATAGTTCTCCTGGTAAAAAGGTTTATGAAACAACTGGTATATTTACTAATAAAAATTTAAGCTTTGTTTTAAATTATAATTATAATAGTGAAAATGAAATGGAAAAATTTTTAGAAGAAAGTGTAAATTTTGAACATAAATATAGTGTAACAAAACCTAAAGTAGTAAAAAAAAATCCTCCTATTCCATTTACAACAAGTACATTACAGCAAAAGGCAAGTAATGAATATAATTTCTCTCCAAAACAAACAATGAGATTAGCTCAAACATTGTATGAAAATGGATTAATAACATATATGAGAACAGATAGTACGAAGTATAGTAAAGAATTTGTAAAAACAGCAAAAAAATATATCAAAAGTCAATATGGTAATGGTTATATTACAAAAAATTTGGAAAAATTAATAAATAATGGTGAAAATAAAAAAAAGAAAGAAAATAATGCTCAAGAAGCACATGAAGCTATAAGACCGACAAAGATAGATGTAAATACTATAACAGTATCGGGTAAAATAACCGCACGAGAAGTAAAATTATATAATTTAATTTGGAAAAATACTGTAGAAAGTTGTATGACAGCAGCAACATATAACTCTATAACAGCAAAAATCACATCGCCTGAAAAACATAGTTATAAATATTCAAGTGAAGAGGTAATATTTCCTGGATGGAAAATAGTAGCAGGATATGAAAAAGAAAATAAGGAATATAAATATTTGTTATCATTAAAAGAAGGGAAAATTTTAGAATATAAGGAGATTTATAGTAAAGTTACATTGAAAGATTTAAAAAAAAATTATACTGAGGCAAGATTAGTTCAAATGTTAGAAAAGAAGGGAATTGGTCGTCCTTCAACATTTTCCAGTTTGATATCAAAGATTCAAGAAAGAGGTTATGTAAATAAAGAAAATGTGGAAGGAAAAAAAATAAAATGCACTGATTTTAAATTAGTAGAGACAGATTTGGAAGAAATAGAGACAGAAAGAGTATTTGGTAACGAAAAAAATAAATTGGTAATAAAACCGGTAGGAATTATGGTATATGAATTTTTGGAAAAGCATTTTGATGATTTATTTAATTATGATTATACAAAATATATGGAAGATGAATTGGATAAAATATCAAATGGAAATAAAATTTGGCATACGTTATGCAATGATTGTCATAAACAAATAAATAAATCCTCTAAAAATATAAAGGATTCACATCGAGAAACATATAGAATCGACGAAAATCATATTTATATGATAGGAAAATACGGACCAGTAATAAAATATGAAAATGGAGATGAAACATCATTTAAAAGTGTTAAAAAAAATATAGATATGGAAAAATTAAAAAACGGAGAATATACATTGAAAGAAATAGTTGATTTAAATAAGGTAGGTTCAAATAATATAAATTTGGGTGAATATGAGGGAGAGGATGTTATATTAAAAAAGGGTAAATACGGTATGTATATAACATATAAAGATAAGAATAGTTCGATTAGTCATATAAAAAAAAAGATGGAAAATGTTAATTTAAAAGATGTAATAGATGTATTAAAGGGAAAAAAGACATCAAATCCAAATATATTAAAAGTAATAACAGATGAAATATCAGTAAGAAAAGGAAAATATGGTCCTTATGTGTTTTACAAGACAAAAAAAATGAAGAGACCTAAATTTATTCCAATGAAAGGAGTAAGTTTAGATGAAGTAAATGAAGAATGGGTATCAGATAAATTATAATCCATAAAGATGTGGTATTCTAACATGTTTGCCTCTGGTTTGTTCATCTTTCAACATATTAAATTCAAAAGTTAAACTGATAGGTAAATTTTTAAAATCAACCAATCGTCCATCATGATATCTAAATTTAAATTTTAATCTATCAATTCTTTGTATGGGAGGATCACTGTGAAATAAATTAGTATTAAATGAAGGTTTAAGTCCTCTGCCTTGTGAAAAATCATTTTTTGCTGGTAAGGATATTTTAGCAAATGAACCATTTACTCTATGACCCAAATCGTTATTATAAAGATGTCCTGTTCTCTCAGAGTAGGGATATATTTCATCAATATTGTTATATCTATCCACTTCAATATAAATAGCATCTTCACTATTAATATCTAAATTGTTACTTGCTGAGACACTTCTAACAATAGTATTACTTTTGTATGTTACATTATTTGAACCACTTAAAATAATTTCAGTTATTCCTGAAGGTTGTATCCAAGGAGAGGCAATATCAGAATGTAAATATAATCCTCCAATGTTTTTAATATAAAAATCTGTATTGCTGCTAATATCGGTTGAAGCTCCAGACACATCAACTTTATCAAATCCTAAATAAGAAGGTAACCCCCATTTGGTATATTGATGAAATATTGCTTTATTAACATCACAAGTTGGATCATAAATTTCCTGATTAGAAAAATTTAAAGTAAATTCACCCTGGGTTGAACCAATTATTATTTTATTAGAAATTTTATCATATAAAACAACAAATGGATTTAATCCATAATTCGAAGGGTCATTAGGCTTTCTATACCATACTGAATTAGTGTCGCTGGATTCTAACATTAATCCTGTATAATCAAAATTTCCATCAGATTTTCCAGTTAGAGGAAACATATTGTAACTAACATCAGCAGAAGCGTTAAAAACTTCCTTATTCATTAAAGATTCTATAGTTTTTGCTAAATTTTCTGCAGTATATGAACCTTCAGGTAAGTTTATTTGAAAACTGGAGGGTTGCCATATAATTTCAACTTGCATATTAGTAACATCCATATTTGTAATTGGGGGCGCAGGTGTTGCTGCTGAAAATAAACTACTTGTAGTTGTTACTTCTTTCCATGTACCATTAGTTTGTTTAACCATAACTTTTATATCAGAGGGTATTTCTTTAAACCAATATCCTGATGGACCTGGAAATATTTTATACATAATATCATCTATAAATACTTTATTAGCAGAAAATGCACTACCATTTTTATCATTAAATACAGGTGTATCGTCGTGTGCTCCAAAAGAAAACTTTAATTTTGTAGTATAAGTGAAAGACATTTTGGTATTTTGATAAGAAGTTGAAAAAGTATAATTATTTAATGGAACAGAATAATCAATAAGTCTTAAAGATTGAACATTATGAAAGGCTTCTCCTAAATCAACACCAAAATTATTACTATTAGGCCATTTTTTATAATCTCTATCGATAGAATGAACAGATATTACTTTTCTATCTAATACAAATGTTTGCTCACTTTGAATTAAAGGGTGTGATGTTTGTAAATTAAAATTACTCATAATATAAAATAATGGTATTTTATTTTTTTGTGAATAACATATTTAGAAAATAAAGAAATTTTAAATATGAAATAAAATAAATATATAATATAAATGTCAACACAATCAAACTCAAGTGAAAGTGTAGTAAAAAAAAGAGGAAAATTAATATCAGGATTTTTTTCTTTAATTATGGGAAACGGTAAATTAAGAATGACTTCAGCTTTTTTATTTATAGCAGCTGTTTGGCATTTGGGAATAACACCATTTTGGAATATTGGTATAAATACATTTATAACTTTAGGTATATTAATGTTTGTAGCATTTTTAGCTGGCACATTTTTTAAAAAATGGGCTTTTCCTTTTAGTTCTTTACTAATATTACTTCAACTCGCTGGATTATTTTATGTAAATTTTGAACATATTGATTTTATAAAAAAAGGTGAAAATGTACCAAAACAATACGATATGTTTTTAAGTATGACATTAAGTATGATAGTTCTACAATTAATGATACTGATGACTGCTATTGGTCAATCATTAAAACCCAAATTATTTAAAATAAATAATTGGTTAGTAACATCTATATTTTTATTATCATCTATATTATGCAGTATTGCAATAGGACAAGTATGGGTAATATTGAAAAAACTCAAATGTGATTGTTAAATATAAAAAATCTGAATGTTAATCCAAACTCATTTGATTGATTAGAAACCCAAATACCAGATATTTTTAATAAAAAGTTAATATTTTTATGTTTTCCATATGAAATTTTATCATCTCCATAAAGTTTTATATATCCATTTGTTAGTTGTTCTTTAATTCTACAAGTTAAAGATTTGTTTCTTATGTTATTAAATTTATTCAATATCATTTTTTCAATTGCTTTAATATTTGATATATTAAAATTGTTTGTATTTGTTTTTTCAAATTGACATTTTATTTTATTGAAATATTTATCTATAGTAACGTTTTCTAATGAAAAAGTAATGAATATTCCTGATGTTGAACAAAATTCATCACTAAATATAAGTCTATGAAAATCACTACCTAACATTACATTATTTTTTGTTTTTTCACTTATAATTATATTATGAGGATTAAAATTCTTATGATTTATAGTCAAAAACATATTATTTAAAATTAATAATTATTATTTAAATCATAATAAAATTATATATACTCATTATTACGATATAATAAATATAATAATGATATTGACTCCATTGACATATCATTATTTATATTATCAAAAACATTTTCAGCTTTATTTAATGTATGATTTAAATGTAGAATTAATTCGTCTATATATTTTAACCATATATTACTTATATTAGGATACTCATTTTTCTTTTGATAAATTATATTTTTTATATCATTTACTCTGTTATCCATCAATATTATTAATGTATTTTTAATATTTAAGTATTAAAAAAGCATTAATATATTATTTATATTATGAAATATTTTGCATCAAAATTTGAAGAACATATTATAGAAAATCAAAAATATAATATACATTCAAATATGGTAGAATTTTACAATTCTATGAATAACGATTTTAAAAAACAAAACAATTTAATATTTTATGGACCACCAGGTATTGGAAAATATACTCAAGTATTAAGATATATAAAAAAATATAGTCCAACTAATTTAAGATTTGAAAGAAAAATTAATTTTAATTTTAATAGTAAAAAACAGTATGATTTTAAAGTTAGTGATATTCATTTTGAAATTGATATGGCATTATTAGGATGTCATTCAAAATTATTATACAATGATATTTATTATCATATATTGGATATTTTATCTGCACGCCCCAATGGTTATGGTATTATAGTTTGTAAAAATTTTCATATGATACATAGTGAGTTGCTTGATATATTCTATAGTTATATGCAATCTTTAAAACATAAAAATTTACACATTGTTTATATATTAATAAGTGAAAATATTAGTTTTATTCCTGATAATATTTTAAATCGTTGTCAATTAGTACCTTTAAAACGACCATTAAAAGGAGAATATATTAAAGCTACAAGTAAAACTTTGATGAATAATATAAATATTAAAAATATTACCAATATCAAAAATATAAAAGGTAAAGTTCATTGCATTGATAATATAAATAAAAAAATTTGTAATAAAATAATAGATAAAATAATAAATTATAAATCTATTGATTTTTTGGAAATGAGAGATAATTTATACGAAATATTTATTTATAATTTAGATATTCATAGTTGTATATTTACTATAATTAAAATGTTGATTGAAAAAGAAAAAATAAATGAAACAAACATAAAAAATATTATAATTCAAATGCATAAATTTTTAAAATTATACAATAATAACTATCGTCCTATCTATCACTTAGAGGGATTTATATTTTATTTATGTATACAGATATATGGATTGTCGGAGAGCATGTGAAATATTAGAAATTAGCGAAAAACATACTGCTGATTGTGTAAAAAAAGCTTACTTTAGAATGGCATTGAGATATCATCCAGATAAATATAAACAAGATAATGGAGAGAAATTTAAACAAGTAAAAGAAGCTTATGATTTCTTGTTATCAAAAGATAATTATCATGAAAAAATAGAAATTGATGAAAACATTGATTATAAAGAATTAATAAAGATGTGTATGAAATATTTCTCTCCAGAAACAACATGGGATAGTTTATTTGTAGATACAAGTTTCACAGGAATCATAAAAGATTGTCAACGTATATCATTAAAAATTTTTGATAAATTAAATAAAAATAAGGCTAAGCAAGTTTATGATTTTTTATGTAAATTTAATTATGTTTTGGGAATAAATGAAGATTTACTACAAAAATATAAAGAAACATTACAAAAAAAGATGGTATATGATAACATTATTATATTAAATCCTTCTTTGAAAGATTTATTAAATGATAATATTTTTAAATTAGAATTAGAAAAAAAAGAATTTTATGTTCCATTATGGCATCATGAATTACATTTTTCTCTCCAAGATAAAGATTTAATAGTAAAGTGTGAACCAGAAATTCCAACTGAAGTATGGATAAATGAAAATAATAATATATATGTTCAAAAACAAATACCTATAGTAGATTTATTTGAAAATGGATTTTATGAATTTGAAATTGGAGAGAAATTATTTAAACTTGATAGTGAATCTTTAAAAATTACAAAAGAAAAACAAATAATTTTATTAAAAAATAAAGGTATATTAAAGATAAATGAAAAGCATACTTATGATACGAGTTTAAGAGGTGATATTTATGTTGAAGTATTTCTTATATAATTAACTTGTCAATTCCCAGTTTAAATTTTTTGTAATTTTTTTAACCTTATTTAAATGGTTTTTTGATGTCACTAATAAAACTTTATTATTATAATTTTTTAAAATATTTTTACAAAATTGTATATTTTCAATAGTGGATAAAGATTTTGATTCTGTTATAATTTTAGCATTTGGTAGTATATTTAATATATACTTTTTCATTTCATAAGCTTCTGTGTGTTTAACTTTTGCAACATTACCTCCACTTACAATAAATATATCATTTTTTTTATAATATTTAATAGAATTATCAAGTCTTTTCTTTAATGTTTTACTAATTTTACCTGATGGTAGTAATTTTTTACCTAAAACAATAATAATTTTCATATACTATAAATAAGTATTTAATTATTATAAATTCAATAAAAAAATTTATAATAATAATTATGATTCCACCGGTGGGATTCGAACCCACGAAGCATCTGCAAGCGATCTTAAGTCGCCCCCCTTTGGCCGCTCGGGAACAGTGGAAATAAAATTTTTTAATAATAATTTATATTTATTTAAGCATCACTCGATTTCTTCTTGCGTCGCACAATCTTCTTCTTAACCTTCTTCTTTACTGGCTCTGGCTCTGCCTCTTCCTCCTCTTCCTCATCATCATCATCATCAAATGTAGGAGCTGGTGACGTATCTTCCTCTACTTCCTCTTCCTCATCCTTCTCATCAAGCTCAGCTGCAATCTCATCATCATCACTATCATCCATAATATGGCAATTACCTGAACCTACCAGACGAGTGGGTGGGCGAACCTGAATCTGAACCAGCTGCCAAGTTACTCCACACTTACCACCTGCAAACCACATACCGTTACAACGAATAAGACCCTTTACATGAGAAGCCTTAGGAACGAAATCCACTGGAGTAGAAAGAGCATCTTGGTCAGGTGCCTTGTTTCCCTCAGCACCCTTTCCAAACTTGGGTGGAAGATAGAGAGCCTTACGGTCCATTCCATAAATCTCAACATTATAACGACCCTCCCAAAACGGAACCTTTAGCTTAAGTGTTGGATTAGCTGTATAATCCGGCTCACCAGTCTCCTTATCCTTACGATACTTAAGAATTGGATACATAAGTGCATCAACAACCTCACGACTTGTTTTCTTACCAAACCACTTCTTTGCATTAGTTACTGCATCATCCTTTACCTTGTTCTCCAGTGTCTTCATTGCCTCCAGAAACTTGTGCTGAGAAGTACTCTTTTGCGGGTCGAACTGAAGTGCCATATCATACTTTACAGAACCATTTCCCTCATCTACCCACTCATTGACACCCCACGTGAGCATAAGAGGAACCTGTAGAACAATTGGCTGACCATTAAGACGCATATTTACTGACTTACCACCACGCTTATTTGTGACTGGCTCATCATAAGTGACCTTGGAAGGCTGGAACTCTTTTGCTTTTACGAACATCTGCTGTGCGGAACTCATACTATATAGTTTAATATCATCAGTTATTTTTTAAATCAATTTTCATTTTTTATTTTAAGTTATTGAATATAGTTAATCTTTACTTTGTTATGGGGATTCTGTCAATATCATTAATTTACTACCATTGGATTCTGCTATAGATACTTGGGGTTTATCTATAGGTACTTTAGGTTTATCTTTTACTATTTCTGATTTACTTTTTCTTATAGGTGCTTGAGGTATCCTCGTTATTAATTCTGATTTCATTTTTCTTATAGGTACTTGAGGTCTACCCCTTTTTGTTAGTCCGCGTAATACTTTTATTTTCTCTCTTACTATCATTTTAGGTGATTTTTGATTGTTTGGATTTCCTTGAACATCTATTATTTTTTTTTCTATTTTAAAAACATTTTTATTATTTTTTTCATTTATATTTTGTAAAGATTGTTGTTTATTTGAAATCTCTCCACGTTCTATATCGGGTCCATTTTTTATTTCACCTTTTTTTTCATCTGGTGAGGTTTTATTTTTATTATTACAATAATTATGTTTATAACACATAAAAATTATAGCAACTAACAAAAAAACTATAACAATAGTTGATATAGTAATTAAAGCAATCAATGGTCCATCAACTGATTTCTCTTCCGTTTTATCATATTTTTCTGATTCTGTTTCGTTTTTATTATCCAAATATGGTGAATTATAAAATATACTTGATGGTGTTATTGATAATACTATAGATGGTGATATTGATGGAGATTGAAATGTAGGTGATGGGTGGATTATAATTAATGAAGGCGATGGTGATATAGAAGGCAATGTTGATAAAGAAGGGGATGGTGATAAAGAAGGCGATGGTGATAAAGAAGGGGATGGTGATAAAGAAGGCGATGGTGATAAAGAAGGAGATGGTGATATAGAAGGAGATGGTGATATAGAAGGAGATGGAGAAGAATAAAATGAAGGAGAAGTAGTTTTTATAAAAGAAAAAGAAGAAGAAGGTGATATAATACCATTATCAATACTATTGTTATGTGTAGAATCAAATGTTGTATTTTTTTTTAAATTTGTAATATTTTTAGAGTTTGTTTTTGTGGAATTGGAGAGAAATTTATCTTTCTCTTTATCTATAATTTCATTATTTTTAGAAATAACATTATGTGAAATTATTGGATTATCTTGAGGTAATTCCAAGCACATATAAATCCCCATTGAATATAAAGGAGAATTATTAATACTATTTTGCATAGACCCAATTTTATTACAATTTTCTATATTTTTTCCATATATAAATGAAAGAAATAATGATGATACAAATAATACATTTCTGAACATATAAATAGAACTTAAAAGTTATTTTAAAGTTGTTATCTTGATAATACTTTAAATATTTAAAAAAAATAATTAAAAAATATCAAATATGTATAAATAAATGTCAAGCATAATTGCAAGTCAAGAGAAAAATAAAAAAATAATGAAGAGATCACCAAAAACATTTTTAAAAGAATGTATATATGAATCAATTAGTGTAAATAAAAAAAGAAAAAAAATTTCAATGGATGATTTTGAAATTCCATCATATGAAGAATATGATAAATTATTAATAGTTAATTTTAATGTAAGTCAATTAAAAAGTATATGTAGATTTTATAAACAAAAAGTAAGCGGAAATAAAAAAGAATTAATATTTTTATTGTATAATTATTTAAAATTTTCAAATTTTACTATAAAAATTCAAAAAATGTGGAGAGGTTATTTAAGACGATATTTAAATAATTTACGAGGTCCAGGACTGGTAAAAAAATGTGTAAATGAAACAGATTTTTATACACTGGAAGATATAAAAGATTTGGATATAAGCCAATTTTATAGTTTTATAGATAAGGATAGTAAAATATATAGTTTTGATATTTGTTCATTGTATAATATGATAGTAAAAGAGAAACAAACAAAAAACCCCTATAATAGAAATGAATTACCTATAAATAAAATGAAATTAGATATGAGAAAAATTTTAAAAATAGGAAAAATTTTAAATGAAAGACCAAATATAAAATTAGAAAATAATTTAGATGAATTATCAAAAGAGAAACAATTTGAGTTAAGAACAATAAATGTATTTCAAAAAATAGATGAGAATGGTTTTATAACAAATGTAAAATGGTATTTAAATTTATCAAGATTACAATTAAGAAGATTTTTAAGAGAATTAATAGATATATGGCAATATAGAGCTCAAATATCAAATGATATAAAAAGAAAAATTAATCCTCAACATGGAGACCCTTTTTTTACAATAAATGTACCAGTATTGATGCATAAATGTTTTGAAGTTTTACAAAAAAGAATTTTAGATATAATAGAAATATTTATAACAAAGGGAGAGGATGCGTATTCTCGTTCTTTAGGGACATATTATGTACTTGGTGCCCTTACAACAGTGAGTCAAGATGCAGCAATTGCCTTACCTTGGTTGTATGAGTCATTTATGCCAAATCAATAAAAAAATAAGTAGTGTAAGAGCATAATCACAGCAACAAATATTAATATTGTTCTGAAAGGACTTAAAAAAGAACTATTATAGTAGTTCATAAGATGCCCAAAAAAGTATCGAAGTCAAAGTCTAAGAAAACTACAAAGGTAGCCACTCCTGTTGTTGATTCTCCAGCTCCTGTCCAAGAGGCAGCTCCTGCAGCCCCATCTGCACCTTCTCTTGGCGACCAATTCACTGCTCTTCTCGCTCAGCTTACCTCTCTTCGTTCTCAGCTCACTGCTGTAACTACCCAGGTTCGTGCTCTTTCAAAGCGTACTGACCGCGAGCTTAAGCAGGCTTCTAAGCAGGGTCGCAAGAAGCGCAAGTCTGGTAACCGTGCTCCAAGTGGTTTTGTAAAGCCCACTAAGATTAGTCTTGAGCTTGCTGGTTTCCTCGGAAAGCCCAAGGGAACTGAGATGGCTCGCACTGAGGTTACTCGTGAGATTAACTCTTACATCCGTGCTCATAAGCTTCAGGACCCCAAGAACGGTCGCCGTATTCTTGCTGACTCCAAGCTCCGCAAGCTTCTCAAGCTTAAGAAGGATGATGAGCTTACCTACTTCAACCTTCAGCGTTATATGAGTCCTCACTTTGCCAAGGCAAGTAAGACATCTTCTTCAGCTTAAATTATTTTATAAATCATAATATTTTAAAAAATTTTATGATTTTAATTTATTCAATAACTTATACATTTAATGTTACTTTTATACCCTTATGATCACTTGCTTCCATTCCACCAAAAACACACCCTTCTTCCGCTTTGATATCACCCTTTATCCATATAAAATCCACACATTTTACACTATCCTTACTTGGAAATGTATTTAATTCTTCACCACAACATTCCTTTATTGCACTTCTATATCCCTTTTTTATTAAATACTTATATTCTTTACTATCTACACATGCATTAAAATCACCGGCTATTATTACATTATCATATTTTTTACATATTTTCAATATTTTTTTTATTTCTAACATTCTTTCTTTCGATTTTTTATTTCCTCCTGGTATTAAATGAATATTTATAAATATAAACTCCTTATCATTATGATTAAAAATACTATACTGAATACGTCTATTTCCTATATATTTTGATTTTACATCACTATAATTTATTTTATTATTCAATATTGTTATCATGCCAAAAAAATAACAACTTGGTAAAAATATAAATGGACACAATACACAAAATAATATTATTATATATGGATGCTTAAAATAAATATTTTTTAAAAATTCACCATATCTTGAAAAAATTGTAACGCATAAATATAACATCTTGTTCATAAAATATTCAAACATTCCTATTATATATTTTTTATATTTCGGAAAATTTTCAATTATATATTTATATAAAAAATTTCTCTCCACCAGCGCACAATCAAAATGTTTAATATTTGTATTTTCTAAAAATTTATGAATATTTACTAATGCATCACTGAAAGGTAATGTTGCCTCTTGTAACGCTATTATATCACAATTATTTATTTCATTTTCCAATATTTTATTTATATTATTTAATCTTTTTACCCAATTATTATGAATAAAATTTATATTCCAACTTAGTATTTTTAATTTCATATAATTATATAAATATAAAAAAAAATTTTTATATTTACTTAAAAGATAAACCTTTCTCTTTGTAATATTTCTTTTAGTGATTTTTTACATATTGAACCAAATCTTACTTGAAAATAATTATATTTTTTCAATTCTTTATTAATATTTGAATAAATATTCAAAACATTTTCAATATCTGTTACATCCTCTATTTCTATATAATTATTATTTATCAACCATTCTAATAATTCTTTTTCTGAACTCGATTTTTTATATTTATTATATATTTTTAAATAATAATAAATATTTTTCTTACTTTCAAAATAGTCATTACCTGATAATACACATATTAATTGAAAATCTTTCTTATTAATATTTAACTTTTTTAATATTAAATTCAAATTATATAATATACAAGTGTGTTGTGATAAACTTAAATATCTCAATATTATTGGACTACCGTAAGCAAATAAATCCATATCTTCTGTTAAAACTCCATATACTTTTTTTTTCAATACTAAACTTGCACATAATATATCTGCTTCTCCTATTGCTGTAATATAACTTATACCATATGCATCAAATAAAGATTTAACCAAATCTACATCTTCTTTTGTTATTTTTATCATTGTACGTTTTAATCTATCTAATTCATTTTGTTGTTTTTGTGAAATATTTTCTCCTAACTTATTTAATAAATCTTCGTATTTTTGTTTTGCTATATATCTTTCCTTTTTTCTATTTTCTAACTCTTTTTGTTTCTCTACTGGAGGTTTACCATCAAATACAAATATTGGAGTTATATTATATTTTTTAAATAATGAACACATAACATAAAAATTTTCAATCAACATTTCTTGCCCTTTAAATCTATACAAATATATGCTTGTATCTATACATATTTTTTTACCATATAAGCTTGATAAATGAATTTTTTCTGTATCATCATAACACTCATTTTTTAAAAATTTTGATAGTAATTTTACACCCATTTGTTTTGATATAAATATTTATTAATTAATTTATTTTCAATTTTCACAAATAGTCATTTTTGATGTTGATAATAAATAATCACTTTTCATAGTTCTTTTATGATATGGACCTACCTTTTTATTAAAAAATAAACTCATTTTATTTATTGATGTAATAAATATTTTTTTATTATATTTACTTTCTATAAATTTATATAAATTTGTAAAATTTTGTTCTGTTTTATCAAATTTAACAATTAAACTATTATTATGCAAACACCATTTCAAAAAATCATCATAAAAAAATAATAATATTGTTTTAATAACATAATAACATAATACATTTGTATCTTCTTTATATAATAGTTTTCTATATGTTACACTTGATGAATCTGTTTTATACAAACTACTATAATTTAAACCCATATAATGTAAAATTTTAATCATCTGAAATAATGAAAATATTCTTTCTAATTGAATACAAAATTCAACAAATAATATAAATTCTTCTACATCATTTTCATTATCTAATAACTCATAACTTATAAAACAACAATTTAATATTGTTGCCCAATATTCACTATAAGCTTCAGTTATTTCAAAGTCACTATCTACATCAAATATTTTTTTTATATCTGATTTTAAATTACTATAATCTGAAAGAGCAAAATCTAAACATAAACTATGAAATAATTCATGTATCAATACTTTTTTCCATTCCTCTTTACGATATATTAATAATTTTCCATTTGTTGAACAAGCGTATGTTACTGCAGAATTACAGTTATTTGGACCCAAAGTATGTACTTTATTTATTGGTAGTTTTTTTTCTTCATCTGTCAAATACAAATAAATATCTAATGTTTTAACTGTTTTTATTTTTTTATTCAATATACAAAATTTTATTATTTTTAATACTTCAAGAATATTGTTTTCTATTTTATGAAGTTTATTAAAATCACTCTCTTTGAATATACCCCAATATATATTTATTTTTATAGATGATAAAGTTATTGTACCCTTCATATAACCTAATATATTATACAAAATTTTATCTTTTATATGTCCTGGCATAAAAGAACTATCCATTAAATTTGATTTTGGTAGTTTATTCAGAGATCCATTTATTTTTTTCACATCTGTAAACAATAAATTATTTTGTTTTACTAATCTCATATAATTTACACTATGCTTTATATCTCCATAAACTAATTTCAATAATCTATCTGTGCTTTTTTGAATATTACTTGTTTTTTTTACACAATAATTGTCAAAATCATTAATAAAATGTTTTATTAATTTTTCACTTTTTTTTGTTAACGACATTATAATATATATATTATAATATTGTTATTTTATTTATTACTTTTTCCAACAAAATATAAGCTCTTTTCCTCTTCTATTTTCCTTCCCATGTGGTCCTCCTGTTCTTTTTACTATATTATATGTTTCCTTTCTTGTTACAGGAATCCATCTTTTTTTTATTTTATCATACATTATATCAGGCATATTCAAACAAATATGTTTATTTTTTGGTAAATATTTATATGCTTTCTTTAATGTAGGTACCAAAAATTCATCATAAAATTTTGCAGAATCATCCATTTTTATTTTTTGAGAACTCGATGGTTGTTTTATTTTACCATCACCTTCATAATTTTTCATATTTTCATATGCTTCTAAATATTCGTAAGGAGGTGATGTAAATACATAATCATACTTTCCTATTTTTGAAAAATCAACCTTTTCTGCTTTTTTGAAATACATTTTAACTTTACTTTTTGTATATGGTTTCAATAATTTAATTAGTTTATTATAACCTGGACGCAAGCTTGTATTACTATCAATTCCTATATAATCTATATCTAAAGCCATTGCTGCTACCATTCTTGCACCCCAACCTGCTGTAAAATCTAACACTCTTGTTGCTTTATACTTTTTATACATACATGCTGCTGCTGCTGCTCTCAGTGTATTTACTGTACCCCATTGCAAATCTATTGCTGAACGAATAGACCCTAATACAGATTTACCTGGAGTCTTCTTATGAAGACGTTTGGCAAATTCTAACATCTTTTTACGTCTTGTTTTATTATTCCATTTATCTATAAATGATTTATTTCTATATTTTGTTTTTCTTCTTGCTTTTTCTGTACCCCAATCTATTAATGCATTTCCTGCTATTGATTTTGCATTCCAATCTTTTTGCTGTACTAATTTTCTTAAAGTTAAAAAATCCTTAATAGCTTCTCCTTTTGTAACATCCCTATATGGATAACTTGTATCTGTCCATTTTCTTTCCTTTTTTTTGCGCTTAAATGTTTTCTTTTTCTTTTTCTTTTTCTTTTTTCCCTTTTTACGCGTTTTATTAAAAAAAAATCCTCCTCTATAAGATTCTGATTCTGATTCTGAATCTGTTTCTGATTCTAAATCTGTTTCAGCAAGCTCAAGTGCGGTTACTAAAATTCCATCATCTATTATTTCTTTCTTAAACTTATAAAACTTTTCTTTCTCTTTACCTGACTTATCATAATTAATCCTTAATTTAATATAATCTCCTAATTTAAATGGACCAACTATTCTACCATTAACTTCATGAGGTGGAATTATTTTATTTAAAATATATTTATTAAATGCGTTTTGTTTATCTTTGGGATACTTTGGAATATAATCTAAATAAGGTTCTTTTGTATTATCATACAATATTTTATAATCCATAATAAACTTATATTATATTGATATTATAAATTTATTAGTTCTTTTTTTTAAGTTTTTGTCTTATTCTCATTGTATCATAAAATGTTACCAAGTTTTGTCCTTTGGGTTTTCTTGGAACAAAATGTGATAATTTTGCATCTTTAGTTGCTAATAATACTTTCTTACAGAATTCATCTTGCTCATACTTTGCTTGCTGTCCTCTTTCCATAACTACTTCACGATTTTTACCATCAAAGAAATCTTCATCCATAACTATTTCTTTTGGTCTCTTAAATATAATTTTACTTTTTTTAGTTTCTGGATTTTTTTCTCTTACATTTCCTCCCTTACCACCAGCTCCTAAAGCTTTCAAAGGGTCATCTTCCCATTGAGAACCAGAACCCAATGCAAATTTATCATAATAATCTTTATTATTTTTCTTAAATTTATTTGCATGATAATAATGCTCCACAGAAGCCCATTTTTTACCATCCAATTCAAATAATGGGGGTCGAACACCATCTACTTTTTCCTTAACATAGAAATTAGATAAAACCTTCCTGAAATCTTTAATTTCACCTAATTCTTTATATGCTGATTTTTTATCTTCTGGCAAACTTTCACCCTTACCCTTACCTGGTTTTGAATTAGATGACCTTGAATAAAATATAAATTCTATTTCAGGATCAAACAAATCTGCATCTTCTCTTGTTGGAGTGGGAATCATCTCTACTTCTTCTAATTGCTCTTCCTGTTTTTCTTCTGAAATTTCTTCTCCTTCTTCATTTTCAATTTTCTTATCTTCCATTTCTTTCTTTTTTATAGGAATATCTACTGTATCTCCTATTAATTTTGCAAATTTTGGAATATAATTATAAATTGATTTTCCTTTTGATTTCATACATTTTTCTACTATACGTGTTTTCATACCATAAGGTATTTCATGGAATCTATATATCTTTTTTTCTTTGTAACTTATTAATTTATAATGATTTCCAGTATGTTCAAAAATAATATAATACTTAGGTTTAAAATATCTTTTCTTTTCTATTTCTTGATGAACAAAATCACCACATTGAAAAACACCATCATAATTACCTTTTTTATACTGGTCACTTGATAATATAATAAATTTTGTATTTAATATAACTTCTAAGGTTGATATTGCCCATTGATCTGCCCAATAATCACAAGTTTTCATTTTTTTCTGTAACTGGTCAAGAGTTTTAATATTTTTTAACCATTCTACTTCTGATATATTTTTTTTTACAGCTTTTAATTCACCTTCTTGTCTGGTTATTTCAAGTTTTTTTGCAGAATGTTTTTTTCTAATTATTTTTGCCTTTTTTACTACTTCTAATTTTTCTTTTCTATCTTTTATTTTTTTACTTTCTTTTGCATATTTATTATATTCCTTACTCAGTTTAACTGCTAATTTTTTATTTTTAGGTATATCTTTCATTAATTCCTGTAATTCTTTATCATACATATCATATCTTTCTCTATAATTTTGGAACACCTTATTATCAACTCTTTCAACTAATTTTTCTCTAACTTTTTTAACATCTGCATTAACATTTATTGTTTTAAAAGCATCTCTGATAACATAAAAAAAACAGTCACCCTTTCCAGGATTATCTATGATATCATAATTATTATTAGTCATAAAACTTTCTATCCATTGTGAATCAGTTTTACCTGGTTTTTTATAATTTTTTCTTTCTCTTTTATCATCTTTTTCTTTTTCACCTTCTTGTAAAAAATCATCATCATCTTCATAATCTTCTATATTTAATTCAGCTAATACAGTAGGTGGATTCTTTAATTCATCAGGATTTTTTGATTCTCCATTTTCTTTTTCACCATCTTCATCTTCATCTTCATCACTTAAACCAACTAATTCTTCTTCTTCTTCGTCATTATCTTCACCTTCATCATCTTCACTTGAATCATAATCTCCTGAATCATAATCCATAACTAATTTTTCATTTTTCATACATTTATTAATATAAGCCTTATCTATAAAACTATATAATAAAGGTCCATCTATAATTGAAATATCTAAATCACCATCTTCGTCTTTTAAGTTTTCTAATTGTTTGCTATGAAATTCATAAACACCAATTTGATAAATTTTATTACTTTCATCTACTACCAAATAAACAGGACAAAATAAAATATTATCATTAATAAATGTAAATTTAATATCCCCTAAAGCAATAATAACAGGAATATTAAATAATTGTATTTGATACATAGAAACATCTCTTCCTTTATCATTCTCATCAATGTTTTTTAATTCAGCATAAGAAACTTTATCATTAATTTTTGATAATACCATATAATTTAATCTAATATTAAAAATTTACTTAAGAAACTATCATTACTAATTTCTTCAATATAAAACCACATTGTTTTTCTCCTTTGTACTATATCATAATTACTGGGTTCTTTTTCAAATACAACAATTTCCTCTACCAAATCTTGTTTTTTCTTTTTTCTTTTAGAAATACCATAATAATCACAAATAAATTCTAATTGTTTTTTTGTATAATTACTATTATAATCAGTTTCACTTGCAATATAATCATCAATTGTTAAAAAATCCATATTTGAATTATCTAACTTATTTGATTCTGCATTAACTTGCTCCATTAAACTTTCATAAGTAACATCATTATTGTTATTTTTCTTAGTTTCAATCAACGAATAAGACATATTTTTATTTGTCATAATAATATAATAATTAATGTGTTTTTATATTATTATTTTTAATCTTCTTCTAATTCATCATTTAAATCCATAAATTTAAATACCATTTTACTTGTTAAACTTGGATATTTTTTTTGATTTAAATTTGCAAAATATTCAATAGAACTTAAAATATCATCCCAATTATCAAATTCACACAAATATTTTTTTCCTGATGTTATCATTATACTAATATTTTCGACTAATTCTGCAATTTGATTAGCTTTGTTTTCTTTATTAATATCAAGTTTAATTTGTTCAATAAAATCAAGAATAATTGTTTCTATTTCTTTTTTACTAATAATCTCTAATTCAGCACAAATACTAAAGAAACTGCTTAATGCTCTTCTTTTTTCATTTTCTTTATTATATTCGCAAAATAAATCATAATCAACTGATGAATCTACATAATTAATATTGGAAAATATACATTTAAAATTCTTAAAATTCTTGAGACAAATATCTTTCATAACAGGGAATTGTTCAATTAATTCTTTATACAAGGTTGCATATACCTTAGACCAAAACTTATGAACACTTCCTATTTCAAAAATTGCTTCTCCAATTTTCTCCAAAGAAGATTCACTATTAGTATCATCTTTAATAATATCTTTTATAATACAAACAATATCATCTAATACAATGTCATATGTACTTATTGTTAATTTATTTAAACTACATCTAATTTTATCCATTTGTGCTTCAAGTCCTTCCGTATTTTTTATTAACTTTGTTTTTTTAAAATTTCTAATACTATTCCAATCTTCTTCTGTAATTTCTCCTTTTTTAATAGGTTTCTGATGTCTATAATTATTTCTTTTAAATACAGGAGTTTTTTGATATGATGGTGCACCTACTCTTTTAGACAATTTATTAATTTTTTGAATTGTTTCATCATCTAATTCTGTGTATGAATGATTTAATTCTAAATTAATAAAGAAATCTAAATTATATTGTCTGTTTGCTAATACTGATGCCATAACACTAATATTACTATTTATATTATTTTTTTTATATCAATTTTGGATTAACTTAAAATTGAAACCAACTTAAATATATTGTAATAATAATATTTACGATGAATTCAGTATTAGAGAACTCTTCAAATGAAAATTTATTATATAAAATTACAAGTTGGGACGATGAAAAATTAAATTTAAAACAAAAATTATTAAGAGGTATTTATGCTTTCGGTTTTGAAAATCCAAGTTCTATTCAAAAGAAAGCTCTTTATCCTATGACATCTCGACCTGCCAGAGATATTATTGCTCAAGCACAATCCGGAACAGGTAAAACAGGAGCATTTGTTACTGGAACTTTAGAAATTATCGATGAAAAAAATATGAATACCCAAGCAATTATATTAGCACCCACCCATGAATTAGCAATTCAAACAAAACAAGTATTAGATGATATTGGGCGATTTTTAAAAATAAAAACACAATTACTTGTTGGTGGTTCATCTGTTGAAAAAGATAAAAAATTACTATTAGAAAATACACCACAAATCGTCATTGGTACTCCTGGTAGAATTCATGATATGTTTAGAAGAAAATATTTAGTAAATAAACATATTAAATTATTGGTTATTGATGAAGCAGATGAAATGTTATCATCTGGATTTAAAGAACAAATGTATAAAATATTTCAATTTATGCCAAATGATATACAAATTGGTTTATTTAGCGCAACAATGCCAACTGATTTACAAGAATTAACTGATAAATTTCTAAGAAATCCTATTAAGATTTTAGTTAAAGCAGAACAATTAACTTTACAAGGAATTGCACAATATTTTATAAATATTGAAGATGATGTTCAAAAATATGAAACCCTTAAAGATTTATTTTCAAGTCTTACTGTTTCTCAAGCAATTATATATTGTAATAGTACTAAAAGGGTTGATGATTTACAAGAAGCAATGGAAGCAGATAATTTTCCTGTTAAGAAAATTCATGGAAAAATGCCTGATGATGAAAGAAAAAAAACACATAAAGATTTTAAACATGGCGGATGTCGTGTATTAATTACTTCAGATTTATTTGCACGAGGTATTGATGTACAGCAAGTAAGTATTGTTATTAATTTTGATATTCCTAAGAATGAACATACTTATTTACATAGAATAGGCAGATCTGGAAGGTGGGGTAGAAAAGGTATTGCTATCAACTTTCAAACTAAACATGATGCCTCAAGACTTAAAAAATTCGAAGACTATTATTGCACACAAATTGAAGAAATGCCTGCTAATTACACTGAACACTTAGGATTAAATTAAATCGTTTAATAAATAATATCATTTTCTTTAATTGATTTAAATGTCAAATAAAGAAAATAAATTTTTTTCTGATGATACTTTCAAATTACCCATAGAATATTTAGATAATAAACAAAAAATTCCAGATAATGTTAAAACTGATTTAGAATTAGAAAATACCGTTTTAGAAAATAATAAATCTATATATACTCATACATTACAACCTACTACTGAATTGGGTAAATTAAGCATTCCCAGTTGGTCAAAATATTTTACAACAAATAAATATTTTTTAGAAGATTCACAAAAATTATACAAAAATATTCATTCTATTCCTTTTGAACATTCTATAATAGAAAATATGCTTACATCCTGGAACGAAATAAAAAAACAAAATAATTTTTTAGAAAAATTTCAATATATTGATTTTCAGAAACTTATGTGGCTTAACAAATCTTCTATGTTTTTATCTATTCTTAGTTTTTACAATATTTCTGCACCTGTATTACAATTATTGGCACCATTATTTATTTTAATCGTACCTTTTTTTGTTCTTAAAGTAATGCAATTACCTATATCTTGGAATTCATATTATAAAATACTAAAGGAAAATTTACGAAATCATGCAGTAGGTAAATTATTTTTTTCATTTAGAAATGCATCTTTGGGTAATAAAGCATATTTATTATTCGCAGCTGGTATGTTTTTTTGGAATATTTATCAAAATATTATTAGTTGTTATAAATTTTACATTAATACATATTACATTACAAGCAAATTTGAAACTATCAATAATTATTTAGATTATACTATTGAAAAAATGAAATTATTTTATAGTTTAACTAATAATTATGATTCTTATAATGAATTCAATAATAATTTAATAACTTATAAAGATAAATTACAGTCATTTCATAATACTATTAGAAATTTACCTCTTAATACACATAAAATAGGAAAAATTAGATACATTGGGAGACTTATGAAACATTTTTTTGTTTTATATGATGATGATAATATAGAAAATATAATAGAATATTCTTTTGGATTTCATGGATATATCGATACAATATTAGGTATCAATAAAAATATAAGAAATAAAAAACTTAATATTTGTAGTTTTAAAAAGAAATTAAAATTTCAATTTAATAATTTTTATCATCCTTCAATTGAAAATCCTATTAAAAATAATATTAATCTTAAAAAAAATATAATAATTACTGGACCAAATGCTGCAGGTAAAACAACCACTATAAAAGCAACTATTATAAATATAATTTTAACACAACAAATTGGTTATGGATTTTTTGATAATGGTAATAATTCTTTATTCGATTACATACATTGTTATTTAAATATACCTGATACTTGTTCAAGAGATAGTTTATTCCAAGCTGAAGCAAGAAGATGTAAAAATATTTTAGATTGTATAGAAAAACATCCTAATAAAAAACATTTTTGTATTTTCGATGAATTATATTCAGGAACAAATCCTTATGAAGCCATTAGTAGTGCTTATTCCTATCTGAATCATATATCTAAAAATAAAAATGTAAGATTCTTATTAACAACGCATTATATAAGACTTTGTAATTTATTTAAGAAAAAGAATATTACAAATAAATCAATGAAAACATTATTTAAGGAAAATAACGATCCGCAATATACTTATAAAATTACTAATGGTATATCTACAGTAAAAGGTGGTGTTAGCGTACTAAAAAATCTCAACTATCCTGAAAATATAATAAATATGACAAATAGAATTTTAGAAAAAATTTAAATTGTACGTTTGATTATAATTTTTATTTTATTTTTATCTATTAATAATGGTTTTATCAAAGGGACTTGTCATAAGCTTAGGGTTTAGTGCATTAAGTTGTACATTACTATTTTTATATTTCAGAAATAAAATGACTACAATGGAGAGAAAAGTCAATGTTATGTTTGATATTGTTCAAAATTATCAACCTGCGCAACAATATTCAGAACAACAATTTGAACATAATCAACAAGAATATACACAAGATAATTTAAATAACGAAAGCAATGAAAATAGCGATAATAATCAAAATACTGGTGCCTGGAATTTAAATGCTCAAGATGATAGAATAGTTATTTCAGATGATAGTGATGATGATGATGATGATGACGATAGTGAAGAAGTTAGTGATTCTGATAGCGAAGATGAAGAAATTCCCAAATTATCTTTAGCAAAAACTGATAATATTTCATTAACAGAAAATGATATAAAAAAAATTTCTGTTAAAGAAGTACCAATTGTTGATAATAATGTAGAATTGGAAGAAGTTGATAGTTTAGATGAAATTGATGATGACGATGAAGACGAAGATGAAAACGATACTAATAATGATGATAACAATGAAACAAATAATTCTAATAATGATGTTAAAACCATTTCTGTTACAAAAAATGATACAGAAAATAATAATGAAGACGACGATGTTGAAGACGAAAACGATAGTAATAATGATGATGATGTAGATTATACTCAATTAAAAGTTTCAGAATTAAAGGCAATTGCAGAAGCCAAGGGATTAACTAATTATAAATCATTAAAAAAAACTCCTTTAATTGAATTAATAAAATCATCTGAATAATTATATATATTAAGTATATAAATGAGTTGGGCTACTTGTTATTCAGGTTCTAATAATATACATTTTAATACACCTCCCTTTATGAGTGATGGAAGATTATTTACTAATTTTAATCCTTCATATGATGCAAACACTAAATTTAGGGATAATTTAGGTATTAAAAATAATTTTGATTATAGACAATGGTTAATTGGTAATGGTAAATTTTTAACAGAAAAAAATAGAGAATTAGCTTGTAATGAATGTTCTCCTTGTGTAAAAAAAGCTACCGAAACACAACATCATCAAAAATATTTATTTCAGAGTTCTGCAGATGTTTCTACTCCTTATGGATATGAAAATTCTGATTTAAAAAATTTATATTTTAGCAGACATGCTTTACAGTCTAAATTAGTTGCTCCTATTTTGACTCAAGAGCAATTACTATTGAAAAAAGCATCTCAATAATTAAATATTATTTAAATTACTTAATAATATTTAAATAATAATAACTATTATTTGTATGAACATACTAAGTATTGATGTAGGAATGAAAAATTTAGCTATTTGTTTATTTAATATTACAGATGAATTACATTATAAAATAAAAATTTGGGATGTTATTAATTTATGCAATGAAACAAATTACTGTTGTGGAGAGATAAATAAAAAAACCAAAAAAACTTGTAATAAAAAAGCTAAATTTACAAAAAATAATAAATATTATTGCAAAATTCACGCTAAAAATAAAAATTTTAAAATACCACCACCTGAATTAAATATAAAAAAAATTAAAAAATTAAAAATTATAAAATTAAAAGAATTAGCAACAAAATATGATATAGAATTTGAAAAAAAAATAAAAAAAGATGACTTGTTTAAAATTATATGTGATAAAATAGATATAGAATATTTTGATAATATATCTTCTATCAAAACAAATGATTTTAACTTAGTACAATATGGAAGAAATTTAAAAAAAGAATTTAATAATATTTTTAAAAACATTCAAATTGACGGTGTTGTTATTGAAAATCAAATAGGACCTTTAGCTATGAGAATGAAAACATTACAAGGTATGATTATGCAACATTTTATTGAAAAAAATGTACCTTTAGTTGAAGAAGTGTCCGCTTCTAATAAACTTAAAGAATTTTTAGGTAATAAAAAAACTACTTATTCTGAAAGAAAAAAAGAAAGTATTATTATCACAAGAAATATTTTAAATGAAAATAATTATCTTAATAAATGGTTAGAAGTTTTTGATAAACATAAAAAAAAAGATGATTTAGCTGATAGTTTTTTGCAAGGTAGATGGTATTTAAAAAATACTATTTTAAAAGAAAAATTAGAATAATATATTTATTATGCGGATTACTTAAAATTAAAAGTTCTATTTAAAACATAAGATGGAAGAAATTAGTCTGAATTTAGGAAGTCCTAGTTTGAATGTTAGTGGCAATGATTCTGCAGGTACAATTAAAATTAATATTGATGATAATAAACCTCAAAAAAGTGTTAATTTTGGACCAGGAGCAGAAATGCTTATGAATCCAAATAAAAACAAAGCTACATCTCCAAGAGCAGATATAAATTTATCTGAATTAAATGATATTGGAAACGTTGATATTTCTGATAAACCTAAAGTAAAAAGACCATCATTTACAGATGTAACAAGTAATATATTTGGAAAACCTGACAATGGTCCAGGTATTAGTTTAAAAATTGATGAACCTACACCTATCAATCCTTTAAAAGAGGCAACTACCAATCCTAAAGTTGAAACGGATGATGGATTTAAAACATTTAATGAAATTCCTGTAGCACCATCCGCCCCTCCCCCTACTCCAACTTTATCACCAGAAGAAACCTTAAGAGAAAAATTAAAAATTTTAAGAAAACTTGAAGATTTAGAAAAAAAAGGAATACAACTTACCAAAAAATATAGTATGGAATCTTCTTTGGCTGAAATGAAAGGCGAATATGAAATGATAAAAAATGAAAAAGAGAAAAAAAACAGTATTAAATTTCAAGGAAAAATGTTAATGGCTTTTGTTAGTGGATTAGAATTTCTCAATGGAAGATTCGATCCATTTGATTTAAAACTTGATGGATGGAGTGAAGCTGTTAATGAAAACATAGATGAATATGACGAAGTTTTTGGCGAATTACATGAAAAATATGGAGGAAAAGCTAAGATGGCTCCAGAAATTAAATTATTATTTATGCTCGGTGGAAGTGCTGCTATGTTACATATGACTAATACTATGTTTAAGTCTTCTATGCCTGGTATGGATGATATTATGAGACAAAATCCTGAACTTATGCAACAATTTCAAACTGCTGCTATGAATTCTATGAATCAAAACAATCCTGGATTCGGACAATTTATGGGAGGAGTTATGGGAGGAGGTGGAGGAAGCGGACCTATGCCACCTATGGGTGCTCCACCTATGCCACCAATGGAAATGAGACAAAATCCACCTCAAATGAGAAAAACTCGTGCAAGACCCGATGTTGCTGCAAGTAGAAGACCACAATATAACGATGCTGTTGATTTAAATGATAATTTCTCTAAAACACCCAGACCTGAAATGAAAGGACCCAGTGACCTAAATGATATATTATCTGGATTGAAAACCAAAAAAATTAATATTGCTCAAAAAGATACAAATAGTGTTGTTAGTGTAAATGAATTAAACGAAATGAAAAACTCTGTTTTAGAAAAACCAAAAAAATCAAGAAGAAAACCTAAATCCGAAAGAAACACTGTCAGTTTAAATTTTAATTAAAAATAATAATTAATTATATTATATGGTTTTAGGTATTATTTTATATGAAGGTGTTGATTTAGCATATAATGTTGTAAAATTAGGTTATAATGGTGTTACTGGTGTATATAACTGGTGGTACCAAGTTGAACAACTCGAAAAAGAAGAATCTCATAATGAAACCAAAGAATTAATTAAACAATTAAAATTATTAAACAATAAAGTTGAAGAATTAGAAAATATTATACAAAAAAATAAAAAAGATTAATACTAATTAATAAATTTAAATAGTATTAATTTATTTTCTACGAGTTTTCTTTCTTTTCTTTTTTTTTCTACGAGTTTTCTTTCTTTTTCTCTTTTTTCTACGTGTATTTTTCTTTCTTCTCCTTTTTTTACGAGTTCTTTTACCTCCTCGTGGATTTCCTCTACTATCAACACTTCTTAACTTACCTCTTGCTGATTTGAGTTCTTGAGAACTGGGATGAAGTGTATAGGGACGTCGGGGCGGACGAGTAGGGGCTTCCTCATCTTTCTCATCTTCCTCATCTTCCTTTTCTTGACCCTGACGTACTAATTCTTTATCCTTAGCTAATCTTCTTTTTATTCTCTTTTCATCTTTTTCAAAATTATCTGTTTTTTTTAATCTTCCAACTCCTTTTTTTATTGATTCTCGTGTTTGTGCTCCTGATTCTTCTATCTGTGAATATGAAGATTCACCCCATTTCTTAACATCTTTCTTCTTAGTACCTCTTTCAATATCAGGAGTTACGTCTGCTACTTTATCAAGTCCTTTTCTTAATTTTGCCATAGCATCATCACAAGTTCCATTATTCATTATCATATCATGAATTTTTCTTTTTAATTCATCTTTTCTACTTTCTCCCTCCGGTTTTTTACTATTTAATATTAAAAATAATTCTAAATTAACCTTTATATTTTTTGTATTTTTTTTGTCACCAAGACTAACACCATCTTCCATTTCATAATTATTTCCATCCTTAGTTTTTATTATTTTAACTCCATCTATAAGATATAATTGATTGGGTCCTGGTTCTACTAATGCATCCAAATCTAATATTTTAGATTCTCCATCATACTCTGAGCCTTTTATATATGATGGAATAAATGCTACTTTTTCTATTTTCTCTTCCATTTTTTTTTTATCTTCTTTTGCATTTATTGAACCCTGTAATGTATCTTCTATTAGCATTTTGTGATATTGATATGGTTTAAAATTTTTAGGAATTTTAACCCCAATAGTTTCATTTTTTATTTTTATTGTAGTTATACTTCCAGCAACAGCATTTTGAGGAATAAGAAATTCTACAACCCAACCACCCATTTTTTTACTTTTTTTAATTTTAGTTGGAAATTTATATGGAATAAATTTGTTATTTACAAAATTTTGCACATGTTCATTTATTTTATTCCCAAGACTTTCTTTATTATCAATCTCTTCATCTTCACAAAAAAATAAATTCATTTTTGTAATTTTAACTAATTGTTTATGATTTATCATTTTTTCACTTTTTTCTTCTTTTTTTTCTTTATTTTCTTCTTCCAAATATTCTTCATATTCATTTAAATCTTTTAATTTTGTTAGATTACCTAATATAGGGTTTGTAAATTCTATATTATATGTTTTTTTATCATTTAGCTCTGATATTTTTATAACTTTAGCTTCCAATCCAAAATTTTTATCCGTTTTATCTCTGGGAATATATTTTACAATATCTCCAACATCTATTTTTTCTGTAATATTTTTTTCCTTTTTTTCAAAATTAGATTCAGTTAAAGGAAATAACTTTTTACCAGATAAACGTGTTTTGTAATTAAATGATATGTTGAATAATGTTTTATCACCACATTTTTTTGATACATCTATATCCTTACTATAAGTTGTTACTTCCGGTTTTTTTCTATCATTTATACGTTTAATTAATGCTGCAGTTTCATAATCATCTTCCTTACTTTTTTCAGCTGCAGCCGCAGCACGTTTTTCGATTCTTTTTTTCATTTCTTCTCTTTCTTTTTTATTATTTATTTTAGTAGCCATTGTCTATTAATATAAATAAGTGAGAAATTAAAGTAAAGATTTAAAATTATTTAAATTTCTAAGATGTTCTCTTCTTTCATTTCTTTTCCTTACCTTTTCTAAAACTTCTTGTGCTTTTTTAAGTTCTTCCTTTGTTACATCATTATCACCATCTAAATCTAATAAATGTTCATAATTTCTATATTTACGAGGTATAATACATAATGCACTTTCTTCATTAAATAAATGTTGAGTCAAAATAGTAAATATAGCAGTTAATGCTAAAGCAATTAATATATCTCTACTTCCCATCCAAGATATAGCAAAAATTAATATTTGCCTACCTACATTATTCTTAAGATATTCTTCTTGAGATTTACTTAATTCTACTGTTACATATTTAGAACCTATATTCAACATTATCATAACCAATCCTGCAAAAAATTTACTATTATTTAATGATTTTAATGATTCTAAAATATTTTTCGTTATCATATCTAATATTTAGTAAGAAAAATATTTATTTTGATGCATTTAAAGTTGATACTTCAGACCGTATCTTTAATATTCTATCATTTTCAGTTTGACAAGGAGCAGTAAAACTGGCAGGGCGCCATGTTTGTACACTTACTTTAGGTTCTGATTCTTCTTCTGCTTCACTAACATTACAAAAAGTTTCTTTAGTATCTAATAAAATAATACTAATAAGAGCCATTATAATTCCAGAAGCAATTCCAAATTCTTTTGCTATGTATGCATTTAGGCATATTAACAATACTAAATATATTTTATTATTCATTATATTCTCTAAAAATATAGGTTTTTTGTATATTAAAGATACTAATATAGCAAGTAAAAAAAGTTCAAAATAATTATGCATATATAAATTTGTAATATTTTTATTCAGTATATTAATATAAAATTATAATCTTATTTTTTTATAAGTATGGCATCAACTCTTTCATATTCAGATTTTTCATCAAATAATAAATTAGAGAATTTTAATTCACAAAAAAGAAAAAATAGAACAATTAAAAAAAAAAATTCAAAAAAAGTTAAAGAATTCCTAAACAAAATGGGAAGTATAGAAAACGAAGACGAAGAAGATTTAGCAGATTTCATGCCACAATTAAAAGAATTTCCACCAAATCCTGAATTAACAAAACAACCTGACGAAAAAGTAGAAGATAATAATAATACTGATTCTGCTATTGGTCCTGAAGCATTTACTAAATTAGATGTAAATAAAACTAAAAATATGAATTATCAAAATTATTTTAATACTTATGTTCCTTACTACAATAAAGCAACAAACAACGCAAATCTACATGGATCCAGAGATGAACTAATGAGAAAACTAAATTATATGATTCATCTTTTAGAAGAAAATAAAGATGAAAAAACTCAAAATGTTACAGAAGAACTTGTTTTATATATGTTTTTAGGCGTTTTTACTATTTTTGTTGTTGATTCATTTGCTCGTGCTGGTAAATATACTCGTTAATATTATTTAGAACATTAATAATATTAACTTTAAATGATTACACTATCTGGATATTTTGTTTCTATTTCATCTTTTTTCTTTCCACAAATATCATCTAATTCTAATTTCTTCTCTTCATTTATATTTTCTATTTGATTGTTTGTATCTTTTTTACACCATTTACATCCACATTTTTCATAACAACAACGACATTTACAACACCTAATTGGTCTAAAAATATAATCATATTTTAAATAATTACGAGTATATAATGTTATTAACCTCCATAAAAACATATTTAAAATAAATGAAACAATACTACCTATTGATATAAAAAAAATCGAATCTGAATATGTATTCACTGATAAATTATAAATTATAAAAATAGATAAACATAAATTATTTAAATAACGTGACATAAAATGATTTTTAAAAATAACCTTAAATACCTCTTGTCTTCTACATTTACTATCAGCATTCATCCTCCAAGACATTTCTAACTTTGGATTGGCTGAGTACTCCATATATGAAAAAGTTTCATTGTAAATATAATAACAAAAATAATGATTAAAAACAGCCAGACTTTTTAATTGTTTTACCAAAAATTTAATTAATGATAATAATCCTTGAGGAGAAAATATTACTTTTAGTAATTCAATAAAGTGTGTACAGTATATTACTGATTTTGACCTACAATCATTTAATTGGGATACTTGGTTTAATATTCTATTTGTTTCATAAGTAGCTTCAATATATTCTTCAAATTTTTTTTCACAAATTTTTGGATATGTTATTGATTTATATATATTTGCAGTAGTTGAAATAAAAAAATCACAAAATAAAAAAATTATTATGTAATATCCATTATACATATTACCAACTGTTGCTAATAAACCTATTCTTGATTTAACTTCTGTTAATCTATATAAAAATAATAAACAGATATATGGAGTATTTTTTTTTAAAAATTTATATCTTATGTCAAATAAATTATCATTTCTTAAACCATCCATATGTATGCCTCCTATTTTTGAATTAAACTCACTCTCTATATAGAAAGTTTCATTATCATATGATGGAATTGGACGAGTAGATATAGCACCCCGAATATTTTTAACCAAAAAACGAATACGTTTATTGTTATAATAAATTACTTCATAAGAAACTAAACTAACTACTAAACTAAGTATAGAAACACTTATTGATAAATAATAAATAGTTATTTGGTCATAAGTATAACTTGATACATTTTTTAATATTAAAAATAATTGAAATAATGATTGTGGGGCACTTTCCAATAAAGATTCAGTCATTCTGATATCAATATAATCTAATTTTACTCCATTAACATCTACTTGGTTAAAATTTTTTTTAAAACTCATACATGCTGAGAATACTACGTGTAATTGTAGAACACTAAACAAAAAACTACAAAACAAAATCATTACAGCCTCAATAATTGTTTTAATTTTATCAAAACAACTTGTATTTCTTAAATCTAAATCAGGTAAAGACCACTTTGTATTTGTTAGTGCATAAAAAGTAGGTAAAAATAATATAACTAAACATAAACTAAAATATTCTGAGTTTGACTTTTCTAAATCAAGAAGGACTATAATATCACTAACAATATCAAAATAGTACAAACCTAATGTAAAAAATAATAGAAAAATATTATAAAAAAGTTTCAATACTCTATAAGTTATAGAGCAATATTTTCCTTCACAACAACATTTACACTTTAAAACTGTTTTATCAGATGGACAACATTGAATTATGCGAGATTCTTCCATAATATTTTAAATTAGTATTTAAACTTTATATTAATTTAAAATAAACACATCGTTACTTAAAAATGGTCTATAACCAAAATTATAAAAATAATATGAAGCTTTCGTTTTTTCAACTTCACGATATCTTTCTATTATTTTTTTTAGTATAATATTATTGTTTGATATATTTTCAATAAATAATCTTGTAAACTTCATTTCATTATAAATTAAAGTTATAGAACACATAAATCCCAATACAAATACACTTTCATCTGTTTCTTTATAACTACATATACACTCTAAACTTTTTTTACCATTATATGTAGTATGAGTATTATGAAATATAAATATATCATACGGTTCTTTATTTATTAATGTTACTGTTATAAATATTTGATTTGATAAAAGAAGTGATTTGATGTGATTTAAATGTGGAATTATAATACATTTGAATTTGGATTTCATTAATCTTTCATAAACATAAAAAAAATAATTAAATGTATTTTCTGTTATCAAAATAGTATTTATAGTTGGTTCATCAAACACGACAGATTTATCCCATCTTGAAATATCAAATAAATAATTATTATATGCTGTTAACGGAACTATAGATGTTACATCGCCTTCTCGTTTAAATAAAAATACTGGCTCACTTCTTTTATAACGACAATTTACATAATGAGTATAAATTATTTTTGGTGCCAGTCCTTTTTTTCTATATTTTTTATGAACACACAAAAAATCAACATATTGAACTGGTAATTTATTATTTCCAATATAACAATCTAATGGTCTTGAACTCATTGTTCCTACCATTCTTTTTAAATTATTTTTATCATACATAATTGATAAATAAGATTTTCTATTATGACTTTGCAAATAATTCAAAACATCCATTTTAGAAGGATTATATAGTTCTTGTTTATTAGGTAAATAATGTTTTTTTATAAAAAAAGCAAAATGATTTGTAATTTTACTTGGTACATTATCATATATATCAAAAAATATTTTTGCATCATAAAATTTATTTTTTTCTGGATTTTCATGTTGAATTATTCCTGGTGGAATTATCCAGTATTTTAAATTATGAAAATGAAAAACAGGTTGTTTTGACCAAAAAGGAAATTTTATTTTATAAATACCAATTATTAATAAAATAATACTGATAATAATTAATAGTTTATACATTACTAATTATTTACTTTATAAATTATTATATTAAACGAAATAAACGAAAATAAGTATTATAATATAATATAATGAATATTCAAGATTACATATTAAAAGAAGCAATATCCTATATAGATGAAAAAAAAATAATAAATTGGATTTTACCAGATACTAAGAAAAAAACTAAGATTTGGAAAAATGCTATCATTCAACTTAAATATGCTTTAAAATATAATATGTTTAAATATCTTGCATTTACAAATGGAATGGAAAATCTCACAAAATACCAGAAATCTTTTTTAAAATACAATATACACTATGCCGGATTAAATTTTTTTCCCGAACAAATTGTGGAAATAACTAATATATTAAACAATTTAAATTTAATATTAAATCAAAGAAAAAATAATCTACCTTTTCAATCAAAATCTCAATTTTATAAACAAGATAATTACATTGCCACAAAAAATGCATTTTTACTGGCATCACGTCCTCGAGATTTAATTAATTATATAAAATAATATAAATTATATGTATATATGGATGTCAATGAGTTATTTAAAGAAGTGATAGATAATTTAGAGGTTAAAAATTATAATATAAAAATTCCAAAAATAAAAAATAAAAAAGATAAAAACAAAATATTAAATAATGTTGCTCTAATAAGGGATACATTAAAACATAATTATTTAAAATATCGTAAAAAACCTTCTGGAAAAGTTTTATCAGACGGAGAAACCAAATTTATAGTAAAATATGAAGAAGAGTTTGGAGATATGGGAAACGTTTTTAAGACGGGTGAAATAAAAAAAGCAATGTCAATGTTAAATAGATATAGAAAAAAAATTCAAAAAATAAATAAATTTCAATCTCCATTATCAGGAATAACTGCTGAAGAAGCAACTCGAGAAGCAAGAAAAAGACAAAGTAAAGGTGGTTATAAAAAAACTCGAAAAAGAAATAGAAAAAGAAAACGTAAAACAAAACGTAAAAAATAAATTAATATAAAAATAATTATTAATTTATTACACAACAAATATGTTCTTTTTGTATAACGTGGTGCATCTCACCGTCTTCTTCAAAAAAATGTAAAGAATATTTATACATACCAGATAGTCAATTGTAATTTGATGGCATAGTTACATAAAGTTTGCGGGTTCTTTTTCCAGCCAATCTTTCAACATCAGCGACGTGTGGTGTATATTGTGATTGAAATAAATCCAAGAAAGCTTGAATATATTTTTTTTCTTTTCTCTCAGGAACACATAACATAAATAATTCTTGCTTACCTTCTGCTTCTCTTTCTACTAAAGCAAAAAAATTACATTTTATTTGTGTTTGAAATTTTTCCTTTTCTTTTTGCCATTTTCTACCATATATATCTTGTAATTCATCAAAAGTAGGAATACTTAAATCAGTATATTGTTTTTCTCCATCCAGAGTTTGACTTAGTAGTGGAAATTGTGCTTCAGACATATTTTATATTTATATAAATAAAAAATATAAAATATTAACGAATTATTCAGGTTTATAAAGTAGATATAAATATTGGTTTTGATATTGAGCTGAAACCATATCTATTTTTCCTTGTAATATAAATCCTATATTTTTTGCTAATCCCAAAATATGTTTTTGAGTTTCCATATATAATTTGTGACTATTTTGTCTTACATGTTTTGTTTTATCATCTTTAAATATCTCATTAAATTCTGCTAAATTATTTTGATTATCTATATCGAATTTTGCTTTATATTGAAAATCTTTAAATTTTACAGTTGATGTAGTTATTCTTTCTTTTGCATATTTTTGCGCACTTACAAGATGCAATGGATCAGCTACATTTAAAATAGGGTCGAATTTATCTCTATTAACTAAATGTAAAACTAAATAACCTCCTGGCATTAACCAATTATAACAATTTTGCAAAAAAGTATTTTTATCTTTAATATAATACATTGTAAAATAAAAACATGTTATAGTTGAAAAACTACCTTCAGGATATAACATTGCTTCTAATGCATCGCCTTGTTTAAAAGTATGTTCTGGATATTTCTCTTTAGCATATTTTACCATTGCTTTTGATTTATCAAGACCTTCTGCTTTATATCCTTCTTTGTTTAATAAATCTACATGACGACCAGTTCCTGAACCAATATCAAGAACTCTATTGATTGAATTTATCTTTATCAAACGTTTTATTTCTCCTACTTCAAAATCATTTTTTACTTGGTCTAATAATAAATCATCATAAAAATCTACATAAAAATCATCATATATTTCACCTCCTTTTTTTAAAACAAATTTTTCTTTTTGAACAAAACCTTCTTTATAAATCATATCTTTATTAACAAACATCAAAATTATCAAAATTATTCCTGTTATTAATGCTATTTTTGTCCATCCCTTAACTTTGATTATTTTTTTTATGTTTTTTTTAAAAAAACTAATTATATTTTTAATTAATTTACTAACTTTTTTCATCACTTATATGTATTATAGTTATTTTTTTTATGTAAAATTGTATATAAATATGAATGATAAAGATATAACAGATAAAAGAGATATTAAAGAATTTAGAGGAATTACATTTTCAAAATTTAAAAAAAGCGAAGCAAAAAAAGAATTACTAAATAATTTAAGTAACGGTAAAATAGAACCATCTTGTTATTGGGCTGGAGAATTTATTTGTGCTGGTCATTTTGCAGAAATTTGGGAAATATTATTATTATTTGCAAGTAAAAATATACATATTGGTAACCCAAAATTACCTTTATATTTAGAATTAAGAATTGATAATTTTAAAAATATAGTAAATAACGGATATCAAGAAAACATATTAAAATTAAGAAATAACGATAAAATAAGAAAATTATTCGCTGAAGTAATTTGTGTATTATGTATGTCTAAAAAAAAGCATAGTTTTGATAATATAAAAGTAAGTAAAGACGATTTTAATATTACAAAAATTTCTTATAAAATGAAAGCTAATACAACTGATTATGCTCGTAGAATTTTTAAAAAAGAAGACCCTACCGAATTATTTATAGGTGTAAATGAATTTTGTTGGAATATTTTAAAAAAACAAAAAAATTGTTCTTTAGCATGTTATTGGTTAGAATGGATATTAGGTTTTGAAGATATTTATAAAAAAGAACATAAAAAATATTTAGCTGGTAGAAGAGGTAATATTCCAGTTGATACTTCTTTTCAAAAAGATATTATTTGGATAATATGGGATTGTTTATTATTAGAATCTAATAATAGAAATAAAGGACTACACAAAATTATTAAGGCTTTGCTAAGTATGTTTTGTTTAAGATATAAACCTGGAGTTAGAAAAAGGAGAAAATATATTATTTATTTTGCAATAAATTTATTAACAGAACCTTTAGATAATAAAATTCCTATTATTAAAAATTCACAAGAAATAGAAAATATTACATCTAAAATTAATGTTATTTATAAACAAATTAAAAAAAACGAAATAAAACCCGCAACAGATTATTTATTCAATAATAGTATGACAAATAATAATTTAGAAAAAACTATTAGTAAATTAGAAAAAATGAGCGCGTTGACTGGAATGGTTCCCAGAAGTTAAATTTTTTTTTCTATTGGTATGTTATAAATGGGAGTACCAAGAGGAAGAATTAATCAACGAACACAAAGAACTGGAGCTACAGTAACTCACACATATACTAAAAATGGTGTCAATTACACTGTTGAATCAGGAGCAAAAGGTATTTACAATTTTGGAGGAAATACCAAAGGAGGACTTATGGGAGGAGTCGGAAAAAGCTATCACTTTCACTTAATGCTTGCTGCTTGCTGCAGAAACTCTAATGATGGTAAGGGTTTGGGTGTAAATCTTAAAGCTGAAAATGCAAATACTGATGTTTTAAGTTAAATTTTTAGTTAAATATTTTTTTTATAATTTATTAAATATTTAGCAAAACTATCATGCGTAACTTTTTTTCTCATTAAATTACATAATGGCACGCAAGTCCAGAGCACGCAGATCACGCACTTTAAAAGGCGGCAAACGCCGCAAGTCCAAGTCCCGCAGAAGCCGCAGAACACGCAAGCGCAGAAAGTCCCGCAAGCGCAGACGCTAAATATAAATAATAATTTTATTTAACTTATTATTTATAATTTATTTACTATATAATTTGTTAATGCAAATAATGTTCCACCCCATATTGAATCCATTAAACCTATTTTAAAACTATATTTATTCAATAAAGCATAATTTGTTAAATCATATATTGCATATGTTGCAAATCCTAATAAAAACGCATCTAACATTTTTAATTTAGGCTTTATTACAAAATAATAGATATGAAATATTAATACAAAATAAGCTAATAAAACTCCCAGAATTTTTGCCTTGGTTTTACCTTGAATTTTATTCAACATTTTAATGAATATATCACCAAAACCCAATAACTTTAATACTATAAAATCTAAAATTAAAACTATTATTCCAGTTAATACTATTTGTTTATAATTCATATATATATAATTATATATTTAAATTGTATCGAATCTTGGTCTTTTAGGAATAAATTTTGGTAATTCTGTAGATATTTCTTTCTTTTCCTCATCTGATTTTATCTTTTCGTTTATTGCTACTATTTGACGGTTTTGTTGTTTAATTTGTTTCCGTAATATTTTTAACATCACTCTACTTATTGTATTATTCACTGTTTGAAAAATTTTTATTATTCCACCTGTTACACCTACTACTTCTAATAAAGTAAATTTATTTTGAGTTTTATATAACCACCAATCACTTAACCCAGATACTAATAATGTATTTGTTATTATTAATAACCATTCTAATATACATTGAAATTTGTTTTTTAATTTATCATCAACATCATAATTAGGTAATTTTTTTTCATCTATAAATAAATCTTCGTAATATAATGGTCTCGATGCTGTATAATAAACTATTTTTGGAAAATTCCAAAATAATATAAACGCTGAAAATCCCACTACTACTGGAAAATAATAAAAATTAAATATTTCAGGGTGAATTGCAGATACTGGACTTAATATAAAAGGTAAAAAATATCTTTTACATTTTATATTTTTACAATTACTTTTAGAACAAGAACAATCTATATCTAAACATAATAAGCACATATTATCTATTTAAATGAATCATAATAATTTTAAACCACTTATAGAAATACATTAAAATAATTTAATATTTATAAAATGTATATGAATAAAACACCTTCAGAAACTCCTAATACATCTTTTCTTAATGCAGATAATATAAGTGAAAATACCATTCCTCAACAAAAAATCGGAATAAAAAAAATAGTTTTATATATTTTTCTATTATTTAGTGTTTTGATTTTACTTTATAATTCTTATTTACATTTTTATAAAAACACAGATATTTTAGAAAAACATTTTGGTATTAATATTTCTCAATATTTTCAAAATACTAAAATTGGTGCTAAGAAATTTTTACAAGGTACAAAAGATACTGTTGATATTTCAAAAAAAAATTTAGATTTAAGTAAGGGTTCAAAAATACACAACATTAATAAAAAATCTCCTATTGAAAAAAATATGGATGAAAAAAAAAATTATAAAAGAGATTTAGAAAATATTGATGCTAATAGTTCTTACGATTCATCATTAAAAAAATCAAACAAAAATGGTGGATTTTGTTACATTGGAACCGATAAACGTCACAGACATTGTGTTAAAATGCAACCTGGTGATGTTTGTGCTTCTAATAAGATATTTCCCACAAGAGATATATGCATAAATCCTAATTTAAAAGGATAATTTATAATTAATTAATAATTATTTATAAATTTAAGAACGGAAAAACCAACGAAGTGAGAAATATGGTGGAAATATTTTTATACTATCATCTGCTTTCAGATTGGGTCCCTTTTTAACTAAATTATCAATCTCTACACCTGTTAATGCTGTATGGAAATATCTTAAAGATGATAAATGACCAGAAAATCCTCCGTTTCTTGTTACATTTACATTACCATAATTTTGTTTTGGAACTGAATTAAAAACATGACGATGTTTTATTTTTCCATTTATATATACATCAAGATTTCTACCTTTATTTCTTAGTATTACATTTATCCATTTGTTTACAGGTATGTCGGGAATTGTTACTTCTTCTAATACATTATCATAAGTATTCATATAAACTATCATATCATTGGTGTTTGGTGCTAAATATACCCCCGGTGAATTATTAGGAAATGCCATACCATCTAATGATGTAGTTGAATCTCCTTCTTCCCAGTTTCCTGATCCTCCCTGAATATTTCCAAGAGAGCCTTTATTAAAAATATGTTTCTTTCTTGTTGGAGCATTTGCTGTTTTTGTATCCCAAGTTGTATCTTTTACCCATAACCATACTGACCAAGTAAATTCTATACCATCTCTTTCATTTACTGATCTTATAATTGGTACCGAATCTTTTAATCCTGGTTTTTGTGTTACTATTTTTTGACGCTGACCATCTCTTAAACCATCAACTATTATTGGATTTTTTGATGGTGATAATAACCAAGTTAATATTCTTGAACCTAAACGAAGTGCCAGTATAAATAAAATAATTACCAATATCAAAAAACATACTTTTGCTACTAATGAATTTGAATTTAAAAAATCTGCTCCACCGCTAACAAATTTATTATTCCTAAATTTAGCCATTACATTTGAAGCACTATATTCGGCGTCAGATAAACCTTGACCAACTTTACTAAATGGATTATTATAATTTTCTTGAAAACCTGAATAAGACATTCTATATATACTATTAATAAGATTTTTAGATTGGAAAACTTATTGATAAAACTACATATTAATAAGTTTATATTGAAAAACTTGATACTTCTTCCTCATCTTTCATAAATGATAATTTTAGTTTGTATGCATTTACTGCACTTGTTAACCAATTTCCACCTGGTCCTTCTCTGTAAATCTCATATGCTTCACGAGGATTTACTGTTCTTGCTATATATCTAAATTTTGATATTTCTCCTTCAAAACCGCCTTTTTCTCCACCGTCTGGTTTTGGACATACCTTAATTGGTGCCTCTGCCTGTCCCTCAATGTAAGGAACTGTTGGCAATACGGTTGTTTTTACTAATTTACCATCTATGTATGCATCTACTGCTCTATTATTAGTTGATACCATAATATGAACCCATCTTTGTAATGGAATATTTTCAATACCTATTGAATGGCAGTTTGTACCACCACTGCCACATAAACCGTCTCCTGTTGCCATTGACACATTTAATGTATTTGTTGAAGCTGCTAAAGATACTTTTGTATAATGGGATTGCTCTCCTGTCTTTTGTCTTGCAAATACTACTTTCTCCTCTCCGTATCTATACTGCCAATCCTTGATGTAAATCCATATAGAATATGTAAAATCTACTGTTTTTTTGTTTCCTGGAACTTTACTTGCAGGAATTACTTTCGCATTTTTTGCATTTCCACCACTATATAATGTATTTGATGTTGAGTCTAAAAATACGTGTGTATATACTAAATATAATACAACAACTACTATTGCAATCAATAATAATTTTTTTAAATTTATCATAATATAATATACTGTTAGAAATTATCTAAATTATAAATACCTAAACTATTGGGGGATTTTTATCTTTCAACATTCTATAATTTAAATATATTCTCTCTTTTGATATTGAATTTGGAAAATAGACTACATTACATATACCACCTTTCACATTTCCACCCACCGTCATTTCTCTTGAATTTATTTTATCTAAAACTCCCTTTGTTGTTGATACTAATTTTGAATCTACAAATATATCTAAAACTCCGCTATCATAATTTAATACTATATTTGTCCATTTTTGAAGTGGAAAATTATCATAAATATAATCTTTACCAACACCCATATCACCGTTATTCATTGATATCTTTAATTTATTGTTGTACGCATTATATGATATTGCCGAATTTCCATTAAATTTTAAAATATTGTTATACTCATTTAAAGGTGATTGATTTGCTCTTAAAAATACCCAACTATTTATTGCAAAATTATAGTTATATTGATAATATTCATCCTCTGATTTAGGTTTTCCAAAAATTTTTGTTTCCTTCTCTAAATATATTGGTTTCCTTAATAATACTGTTGCTTTTACTTCTTTACTTCCTTTTTTAAATTTCTCCATTTCCTTTAATTTTTCACTATTATTGACTAATCTATATTCTAATGATTTTATTTTGGGAACTACTTTTTGAATTTCTTTTACAAGATTATTTTGTTTTACTTTATCTGTTATTTCTAAATTTATTAAATAATTTCTTAAATCTTCTTCAGCATTTAACAAATCATAACCCCTTTGTTTTATTTCATTTAAATTATTTTTCTTTAATTTATCATTCATTTTTATTATTTTTTTCTCCTTCTTTTTTATTTCTCTTTCTATAAAATATTTTTCCGTTCTAATACCTTCTATCTCTTTCTCTAATAAAATTTTATGATCTTTTACATCTTTAATATCTGTGTAAATAAATTTATAAATCATAGGAAATAATATATAAGATAATACTACTGCTATTTCTATTAAAAATACTAAATATACCATATTAGGGGTGTGTCTGAATTGATTATACAAATATTTTACTGTGTCATGGAATAAACAGGGAATTATGAATAATATGTAAAATAAATTTCCTAAAACTTTATTCTTTTTTAGGGTATCATTAACTACTTTATTTCTTCTAAGTAAATAATATCCCAGTGACATCAATAATATTGAAAATGTTATCATTAACATTTGGGTTCCGGCTATTGTAAATAAAACATTAGTTGAAAATAAATAAAGAATTATGGCTGATATACCCAAAATTAGACCTGCTCCTATTATATACTTCAAATAATTTGCAGATTCATTAAATAACCAAATTGTTTTAGCCTTGTTTGTTCCTGTATAAGGAAATCGCCTTTCTTCTGATTTTGATGATTGATATTGGTCTATTCCTAATACAGATACTATACCTAATACTGTTAATCCTACAAATGTCACAAATACCCATTTCATCCATTCTTCTCCTTCATGAGTAATTCCAAAAAATATACCCAAACCTCCTAATACCATTAATACTAATAGTGCCATTCTTTGCCAATCTCCAAATATTCCCCACTTGTTTAAATTATTTATTTCTCTCCAACTTTTAGCCTCTGTACCTCTTAATTTGTTTATTAATGTTGTTGCTAATCCATCAATAGGAATAAAATAAAATACAAATACTAAAAGATATAATAATTTTCCTATTAATTTTTGTATATACTCTCGTATAAATATTGATGAATTACTACTTCCAAATAATTTTTTTAATCCCAATCCTATAATCACTACTAATGTTATTATTGAAAATACTGTTACTATTGTACTAATTACACCCATTGGTTCATTTTTTTCTTCATCTGCCATTTATATTTTGATTATATTAAATAATTATAAATTATTTGATGCTGTTTTCATTGCATGACAATTATTACATAAAGCGGCTAAATTATCAACATTGTTTGTTCCACCAAATTGTAAATCTATTTTATGATCTACTTGAAATGTGTGATTTAATTGGTTACCACAAGCATTACATTTCCATCCTTGCTTTGCTGCTACATATTTCTTTTTTGTTTCACTCACACTTCTTTTTGAAGAACCACCCGAATTTAACATTCTTTTTGTTTGTGGTCTCATTTGTATATTAATATTGGAATTACCCATTTGACTTACTCTATTTTGAGCATTTCTAAAATCAAATAATGGCGTTAACATATCACTTGTATTTGAATCCACAGGCATATATCTTATTAAATCTGTTGCATGTTTCACTAAATTTTTACTCTCTCCTGGATTTTTATTTATAAATAAATACATACTAAGACCTACAAATCCAAATGTTGCCATCTTATAATATTTTTTTCCCTTTGACAAATATTCTGTAAATTTACCATCATAATATGTATTTGCCATTAAAAATGCTGTTATTAAAAATATCCATAATTTTATTTTCATATAAATAAACAAGCTAAAATATTTATTGATATTATTTAAAGAAATAATACTAATATTTTGAATAATGAGTTGTTGCTCTGTCGATACTATTTCTAAACTTCATAAAATGGAAGATGATGTTGTTAAAATGCCTGGCTTATATACTTTTTGGTCAATACTTTATGTTTGTTGTGTTGCTTCTTTATCTGTTGATGATACTACTGGACCCTCACGTGATTTTTTAATGATTCTTGCTGGAATTAGTACCATTTTTCCTGCATTTGCTGGATTAAACCAAATTTATGGTAATAAATTACCATCCACTATGTTTTTAACTGTTGGTCCTATTTATCAATATATTTTCTGGCAACTACTTGCTTACTATAGAGCTGATGTATATGGAACTCATCCTGTTGGTGTTCTAAATGCTGTTTTTACTGGGTTTTCTGCTTTATTTACCGTTGATACTATTATTAAAACTTGGACTTTAACATGCAATACACAACATTATCTTGATTATGTTAAATCTAAAAACTAAATATTTGATTTAAATTATTTAATAAAAATTTTAATCAAATTATTTCTTTTTGTAAATCATACCTAAGCGGGGATGCTTTTTTCCCTTGTAAATTTTGCCGTTGTATTTAAAAGAAGCTAATCCTTTCTTCTTAGCATCTAACATAAGTTTGAAAAATGGGTTAAGCTTTCTCTTGCGAGTCTTCTTCTTCTTCTTGCCACCTTTCATTGATTTACGCTTACGTTTTCCTCCCTTCTGGTTATCAGTGGGTGCTTCTTCTCCTTCACCACCTGTCTGGGCTACGGGCTCTGCTGGTCCAAAATCACCAGCATTCTCTGCTACACCTGCACCACCTCTCTGACGGCGGCGGCGGCTACTTTTAGATTTACGACTCTTTCTTCTTGTGCGTCTTGCCATTATACATTAACATAATATATTATTTTTTATAAAAATAGACTATACCTAAAGTTATCAATAACGCACTTGCAAATTGAATATATCTTTTTTTTGTTTTTATTATTTCTCTATTTCTTATTTCTTTTGGCTTATATTCATCATAATATTTCTCTAAACTATCATAAAAATCATCCACTGGTTTTTCTAATTGTTCATTTATTTTATTAAATATAAAATGAACCCATTTCATAAATGACATTCTTGAACTTAAATATGGTGTTACAGGATATTTATCTAACATTTCTAAAAAATTTTTTCCCATTGGTTCTAAAGGAAAAAATACTGGTAAATTTTGAATAAAATCATAATACTTTTTTCGAGACACTTCATTAGGCCTTGCTGGATATGTTATTGCCATTGTTTGTAAAGTAAATTTTAAATGAGGTAACCACACATTATAATTTAAACCCATTAATTGTAAATGATATAAAAAGATGTCGAATTAAACATATAATACCATGAATAAAACATACAATCATTTTTGTAATAATTGTGGAAAAACAGGACATTCATATAATCAGTGCTCTAAACCTATTACAAGTTTAGGAGTTATTACATTTAATAAAAGTATTCATTCTCTTAAATATTTACTTATTTGCAGAAAAGACAGTTTAGGATATGTTGAATTTATTAGAGGCAAATATCCTTTATATAATAAAGATTACATACAAAATATTATTAATGAAATGACTATTAAAGAAAAAAATAATTTATTGACTAAAGATTTTAAATTATTATGGCAAGAATTATGGGGAGATTATTATGGTGTTCAATATAGAAATGAAGAAAAAACGTCATTGGATAAATTTAATCAAATTAAAGAAGGCATACATTTATTTGATGATACTTTCTTTAATCTTGAATCACTAATTCAAAGTAGTACTACTAATTGGATTGAACCTGAATGGGGATTTCCAAAAGGTAGAAGAAATTTTCAAGAAAATGATTTACAATGTGCTGTTAGAGAATTCTCTGAAGAAACCGGATTCCCTAAAAATAAAATATCTATAATTAAAAATTTAATACCATTTGATGAAATTTTTACTGGTTCTAATTTTAAATCTTATAAACATAGATATTTTTTAGCATATTCAAAATATAAAGAAGAAAATAAATTTCAAAAAAGTGAAGTTAGTAAATTAAAATGGATGACTTTAGATGAAGCAATCAGAGCTATCAGACCATATAATTTAGAACGAATTGATTTATTAAAAAATATTGATAAAGTTCTACACAAATATAGTTTAATCTCATCATAATATATTAATATGGGCGATAATGAATTTAACGGTGGAGCTAAAATTATTGATATTGATGGAATTAATACCGATAAATATGATAAAAATCAATTTATAATTGGAGGTGAAAAAATTAAAATGATAAATGGAGCAAGAGCTATGCTATATCATACAACATCTAAAACGGGCGATGGTTCTTATACAGGTGAAAACCAAAAAATTATAATAAAAGATGAAGAAAAATGGAACAAAGAAGATGTTAAAATATTCAACTATTTATATAAAAAATACAAGGGTCTTGTTAGAAGCAAAAAAATTAGAACAATTCCCAGAGAACAGATATTAAAAGAAATGGGCAGTGAATCTACAAAAGAGTCACCTCCTCAAAAAACTACTGAACCTGAACCTGAACCTGAACCTGAACCTGAACCTGAACCTGAACCTGAACCTGAACCTGAACCTGAACCTGAACCTAAACCTGAACCTGAACCTGAACCTGAACCTGAACCTGAACCTAAATCTGTAAAACCTAAAAAAATAATATTTAAAAAAAAGAAAAAGAAACCTGAATCTAAACAAGTAGAGCCTAAAGAGAAAAAAAAATCTGTTATTACAAAATTTAATAATGAATCATGTCAAAAATTAGTGCAAGAAGTTAAAGACCTAATTGATACTATCACATTAGAAGACAAAAAATTTCAAAACCTTTTAAGATGTATTGAAAATAAAAACAGAAAACAAATAATTGAAAATAAAGTTGATACTTCTTCCTTACATCCACATTTAGATGACCCTAATTTTTCAAAAAAAATTACTCTAAAAAAACAATTTAATGATTTAAAAATAGAAGAAAAAAAAAGAGAGGATATTGAAAATATTGAACAAGTTTCTACAAATATGTGTAATCCTAATATTGATTTTGAACTTGAACCACATCAAATGTTTATTAGAAATTTTTTATCAAGCGAAACTCCTTATAACGGATTATTGTTATTTCATGGTCTTGGAACAGGGAAAACTTGTTCATCTATTTCAGTATGTGAAGATATGAGAACTTATTACAAACAAATGGGGAATAAAAAAAAAATTATTATTGTAGCCAGTCCAGTTGTTCAAGAAAATTATAAATTACAATTATTTGATAAAAGACGGTTAAAAAATGTAAATGGTATATGGAATATTAATTCTTGTACAGGAAATAAATTTATAAAAGAAATTAATCCTATGAACATTAAGGATTTACCAAGAAATAAAGTTATTTCTTACATTGATAAAATTATACGAGAGTCTTATAGATTTATGGGATATACACAATTTGCAAATAGTATTAACAATATTATTGAAAGAGCTGTAGGAAATTCTAAAAATCAAGATAAAATAAAAAAACGAAAAAGTTATGCAATAAGAAAAGCATTTTCAAATAGATTATTAGTCATTGATGAAGTTCATAATATTAGATCAACAAAAATAAGTGATAATAATAGTTTAAGAAGAACAACACAAAATATGTTAGATTTAGTTACATATGCAGAAAATATGAAATTATTATTATTAACTGCTACACCTATGTTTAATTCCGCAAGTGAAATTATTTGGATAACAAACTTATTAAATTTAAATGATAAAAGATTTCCAATAAATCAAAATGAGGTATTTGATACAAATTTAGAATTAAAAAAAAATTCTAATAATGAAAATATCGGTGAAGAATTATTAATTCAAAAATTAACTGGTTATGTTAGTTATGTAAGTGGCGAGAATCCTTTTAAATTTCCCTTTAAGATAATGCCTTCTGACTATAACAATGAAAAATCTTTAAAATTAATGACTGAAAAAGGATGGAAATATCCAGAAAAACAAATAAATGGTGCGGATACTCCATCAATTACAATACAACATTTAGATTTAACTATGACAAAGCTAAGTAGAGAACAAAATAAAGGATATGATTACGTTGTTAAAAAAGAAAAAGATAAATATCCTATACTTAATGATCCTAAATCGGGTATACAATATACAGTTATTGATGGACTTCAACAATCATTAAATATTATTTATCCTGTTACTGATGAAGAAATGGAAAAAAATATTGATTCAAAAGCATTATATGGAAAAACAGGTTTAGGTCGCATTATGACGTATGATATAGATGAAAAACAAAAAAATTTTCAGTATACCCAAAATACTATTAATAATTATGGTAGAATTTTTAGTAGCAAAGATGGTGATGATTCACCATTAAAAAAATATAGTTCAAAGATATATTCTATTATAAATACTATAAAAAAAAGTGAAGGTATTGTATTGATATATTCAAATTATATAAACGGGGGTTGTATACCTATTGCATTAGCATTAGAAGAAATTGGAATTAGAAGATACGGTGATAACCAAAAATCCTTGTTTTCTAATCCTCCTGTATCAGATTATAAAATACCAGGAACAGATTACAATGCAAAATATGTAATGATTACTGGTGACCCTAATTATTCTGGTACTGCATCAAATAAAAAAGAGTTGAAAGCTTGTACTGATTCTGATAATGTTAAAGGAGAAAAAGTAAAGGTTATTATAATATCAAAAGCGGGAACTGAAGGTTTAGATTTTAAAAATATAAGACAAGTTCATATTTTAGAACCCTGGTTTAATTTAAATAGAGCAGACCAAACTATTGGAAGAGCTGTAAGAAACAAAAGTCATTGTGATTTACCTTTTAAAGAAAGAACTGTACAAGTATTTTTGTATGGAACTGAATTGCAAGATAATAATATTGAAGCTATTGACTTATATGTTTATAGATTAGCAGAATATAAATCTATTAAAATAGGTAAAGTAAGTAAAATTTTAAAAGAAAATTCAGTAGATTGTATTATTAATAAAAATCAAAAACAAATGTTTAAAGATAAATTAAATAAAAATGTCAAATTATTGTTATCAACAAAAGAAGAAATAGATTTTGATATTGGACATAAAAATTATAGTTTTATATGCGATTTTATGGAATGCGATTATCAATGTAATTCCGATAATTCTAAAAATAATGAAACTATATCTAATTCTTCCTACAGTAAAGGGTTCATAATTATGAATATAGATAAAATAATAAAAAGAATAAAGGATTTATTTAAAGAACATTATGTTTATGATAAAAACCAATTAATAAATAGAATTCGAGCAGTTAAACCATATTCTACAGAACAAATTTATATGGCTTTTGATATTTTACTTGAAGGGAAAGATCATTTACTTATTGATATGATTAATAGAACTGGAAAACTTATAAATATTGGTGATTTTTATTTATTTCAACCAATAAATATAGAAGATAAAAAACTTACTATGTTTGAAAGAAGATATTCTAATAAATTTAAACGTAAAAGTATTACTTACAACAATTTTTATAGACCTAAAAATAATACTGATAAGTATGATGATAAAGAAAATCATCTTAATGAATTAAAAAATGAATATAAAAAAGCTATTGAAAACCAAAAACCAAAAGGTAATAGTGATGAATTCATTAAACATTCTGGTAAGGTTATTTATCATTTAGTTAAATATAATAAAATGGATAAAGAATTATTAAAAGAATTTTGTTTAGAACATTTATTTGATACAAAAAGTATTAATACAAAATTAAATATAATTAATAATTTTGAAATTAATAATTTACAGAAAGATGATGTTAATTTTATACAAAATGATTTTATACCAAAATTAACTAACATTATAAATAAATTTAAAATAGGAAATTTCTTATCTTTAGCTGATTATAATATTGGTCATAATAAAAAAGATAAAAACGGTAGACCACTACCTGGAAGTATTATTAAAGAATATGTTTCTCCAAGTGATGCAGGTAGCACAGATTGGGAAATGATGAAAAATAGATCTAATATTCAAGATGATACTTTCTTTGAACTTGATAAGACTACAAAAACTTGGAAAAATTACATTGGTAGTAGTGCAAAAGGACCCATAGCATTTTGGAGTAAATTTCGAAAACCTGTAAATATTGAAGGTAAAACAACTGTTGATATTAATAAAATAAACAACTTTATTGGGTTCATGACTAAAAAAACTGATAAAAATAAAACAATTGTCTTTAAAACAAAAAATGTAAAGAGAGTTAGTAAATCACAAGGACAAAGATTAAATAAAGGTATTGTATGTCCATCAAAAGGAGTAAAGAGACAATCCAGATTAAATAATATAAACGATTTATTAATAAACGGAATAAATTATCAAAATAGTAATACACAAAAATATATTGAAAAATCTGTAAAAAGGGAAGTAATAAATAAAAATAAAAATAATAAAACTACTTTTTCTACAAAAAAAGAGATATTTATGTTAATGGAAAATAATGAATATAAACAAGTTACCGGTAAAGCGGTGAAGAAAGACAAGGGAGAAGGTATATACGATATTGAATTATGTATTGAATTGGAATTTTTATTAAGACATTTAGATAAAATTAAACATAATAATAAAAAATATTTTTTTACAACATTAGAAGATGTATTTTATGGAAGATTAAGTAAAATATAATTATCAATAAAAAATTAAAATTGAAATATAATAAACAAATTATATTATATTATATAAAATGAGTTCTTCTGCAAAAAAAAAGATAAAATTTAAGAAAAAGAAAATTAAAAGAGATATTTGGATGAAAAATGTTTTAACACGTAAAATAATTTTACCTTTTCAAAGTGTAGGAAGTAACATTAAAGAAAATATTATAAAAATTTTAGAAAAGGAATGTTATAATAAATGTTCAAAGGAGGGATATATTAAAAATAAATCTATAAATATTTTATCATACTCATCGGGTGTTGTAGAAGAGAATCATGTAGTATTTGATGTTTCTTTTGAATGTGACATATGTTACCCTGTTGAAGGTCAATTAATAAAATGTCAAGTCCAAAATATAACAAGAGCAGGAATTAAAGCAGTTTATGTTAAAGAACAAAAATCGCCTATTATTGTATTCATCGCTCGAGACCATCATTATAACAATGAGGCATTTAACAAACTTAAAGAAAATGATAATATTACAATTAAAGTAATAGGTATTAGATACGAATTAAATGATGAATTTATATCAGTATTAGGAGAATTAAGACAAAAGATTATTAAGACTAAACCTAAAACTAAGGTTACTATTATTAACGAATAACTCTTTCATAAAATTTATACTTAAATATAAATTTTATTTTTTTTATATGAATGATTTAAATAAATTAATACAACTTAAAAACCAAATTGAAAATATGGATAAAATTCACCATATAAAAATTTTAGATATATTAAAAAAAAATAATGTAAAATTTTCTGAAAACCGTAATGGAATATTTGTCAATATGAATTCATTTGATTCAAATACTATTGAAAATATTGAAAAGATATTATTATATATCAAAACTCAAGAAAAACGTTTAATAGATATTGAAACTATAAAAGAAGAACTTAGTAAAGATTATTTTGTAAATGATAATAAAGATAAAAAAAATAATAATATAAATGAATATTCATAAGATTATTACTTCTTTTCATAAATATACCTTTAATACTAATAATATTCAAAAATTATTAGTATCCAATAAAATAAAAAATAAATCCTGTGATAAAAAAGAAAAAATACAAGTTAAATCTAATAAGATTAAACAGGTTGATTTTTTTATACCACAAGAAAAGGATTTCTTGTTTTGGTTATGGATAATATTTTTATATGGTTTTAGTGAATATGAAATTTTGCGTAAAAATACATTTATAACTGAAAAAAATTATAAAATTAGTTTCATAGATAAATTAAGGAATAAGGATAATAAACATATACTGAAAAAATTAAAAACAAAATTAGCTGAAATAGAAGGTAACTTAGCAAATGATAATTTATTACATTTAAAAAATTTAGAAACTATGTTAATTATAGATAATTTTAATTTTATTTACATAAATGATAAAATTTATTATGAAAATATTACCTATCCTGGTAATAAAACATGTATTATTAAATATTATCCAAAAGATGAAAATTACGGACTATTATTAGAAAATGATAAATTATATGATTATCGTAATAAATTATTTGTTGTTGATAGCTATATCAAACCTATTAAAAGTATTTCTAATTATAAAGCTCAGGATTTAAGAGATATATGTAAAAAATTAAATATTGATATTATGAAAACACCAAGTAAAAAAAAGACAAAAAAAGAGTTATATCAATTAATATCTGAAAAGCTACAATAAATAAAATTGATTATTATATAAAAATATATGTTTTATATATAATTATGGCAGATGATGAAAAAACACCAAATGAACAAATAAGAGAATATATTTCTTTATATTTAGCATCATATAATGCAAATTATAATGGTGATGAATTTGAAATTAAGTTTGGAACAAACCCATACAATCAAATTACTAAAATAGATTTTGATAATATAATACAAAAATTAAAATCATTAAATTTTACATGTTTGAATGATTCTGGTGATTATACATTAAATATCATAAATGAATATGCCGATCCTTTAACAGGCAGAATTAAAGATTCTAATATTAGAACTACTATATCAGGTATTAGTAATATTCAAAAATATTGTAGAGAAAATATGATATATGAAGATAAATTACAAAATATAGAATTTTTACAAAAATTTCGAAAAAGAGCATCAAGAGACGAACCACCATTAAGACCCATTGATTTTCGAGATTTTCAATTTAGAGTTAATTACAAAAGTGAAAGAAATTTAACTCCTTCATCTTCAAGTACTAATATTAAACCTGAAATATTACAATTAATTGATAATTGGAGAGATTCTCGAAAAATATTCAGATTTATAAAACGATATACATTTGTTCATGCAGATACTGTTAATTATCCATTTAGATTTGATATAAGTATTGTTAAAACAAATAAACAAAGAAAATTACATAATAAAAGAAAAATATTTATAAAAGAATACAGTATCGCCGATGCTAATGTATTTAATGAACCTGAAAATTATGAAATTGAAATGGAGTTACTTAATTCTCACGCCAAAGTTCCTGAAAATACGTTAGATGTTTTGCATAATAAAATCAAACGCGGAATCAAATATATTCTATCTGGTTGGCAACAAACTAATTTCCCTATTTCATATACAAATCAAAAAGTAGTATTAGATGAATATATGGTTTTAATTCATGGAAAAGATAATTTGCCAAAAAATAAAGAAGGTAAATTAAGAAATGCTCACAGTGGAGATTTTATTGGTCCTTCTTCTGTTAGTCTTGAAATGAGAAATATTATGCCCATTGATATTGATTCTTCTGTTCCAAATATAAATAAACCATATACTGTTACTGATAAAGCCGATGGTGAAAGAAAATTATTATTTATAAATAACACTGGTAAAATGTATTTAATAGATACTAATATGAAAGTACAATTCACTGGAAATATTACTAAACATAAAAATTGTTGCAACACTGTTATTGATGGCGAACACGTCTTAAATGATAAAAATGGGAATTTTATAAACCTATTCTTAGCTTTTGATATTTATTTTAAAAATAAAGAAAATACTAAGGGATTTCCTTTTATGAAAATACCTGGAGGTGAATCTAAATATGAAGATAACACTATTCCTAAGGATAAATATAGAGGCTCAGAACTTAATAGTTTGATTAACGAGTTAGATTCTATTTGTGTAGTAAAAACATACAATACACCTTTAAATGTTAAGATGAAAACATTCTATTCTAATATAGATAGTAATATTTTTCAAGAATGTAAAAAAATATTAGATGGTCAAAAAGAAGGACTATTATTTAATTATGAAACTGATGGTTTAATATTTACTCCCTGTGATAAAAGTGTTGGATCATCAAAAGTAGGTGAAATAACGAAATCAAAAAAAATAAGATGGGATTATTCATTAAAATGGAAACCTCCTGAATTTAATACTATTGATTTTCTTGTCAAAACTAAAAAAGATGAAAATAAAGAAGACATTATTGGTAATATATTTACAGATGGTAATAATTTAACAAGTAGCGAGAAGCTAAATCAATATAAAACTCTCGTTTTACATGTTGGATTTGATGAAAGCAAACACGGTTTTATTAATCCATGTGATGATGTTTATAATGATAAACTACCACAATATAATGAACAAAATAAGACTTCGTATAAAGCTATGCCTTTCATACCATATGAACCTATGCCTTCATATCCTATCCACACTACTAATATTATATTAAAAAATTTTGGAGGAGATAAAAAACTATTTACTGAAGATAATAAAACTATATTTGAAGATGATATGGTTGTTGAATTTAGATGGGAGCAATCAATGAAAAAGGGTTGGCAGTGGATTCCTATTAGAGTTAGATATGATAAAACTTCTGAATATAAAAGAAAAGGACGTGTTACTTGCAATGCTTACAGTACTGCTGAAGGTGTTTGGCGTTCTATAAACAAACCTATTACTGAAGATATTATTTCTACTGGATTTGGAATACCCGATACGTTGGATGATAATATTTATTATGATAGAACTAATAATGAAACTAATACACAATCTCTTAGGGACTTTCACAATAGATATGTTAAAAAAAATCTTATTAAAAATGTTACTAAAAGAGGTAATACCTTAATTGATATGAGTGTTGGTATGGGAGGTGATTTACAAAAATGGATTGATGCAAAACTATCTTTTGTATTTGGTATTGATTATTCTAAAGATAATATCCAAAATAGATTAAAAGGAGTTTGTGCTCGATATTTAAGAGCAAAAAGAAAATATAGAGTTATGCCCAAGGGATTATTTATTCAAGGAAATTCTGCACTAAATATTAAATCTGGACTTTGCTGTTTTAGTGAGAAAGGAAAACAAATTATTCAAGCATTAAATGGATTTGGTCCAAAAGATGAAGCAATACTCGGTTCTGGTGTTTATAAACAATACGGAGTTGCCAAAAATGGTTATGATATTGTAAGTAACCAATTTTCCATTCATTACTTCTTTGAAAATAGAAATACATTTTATAATTTTGTAAGAAACTTAAATGAAAATTGTAAAATCGGGGGATATTTAATTGGAACATGTTATGATGGAAAAAGAGTTTTTCAAAAATTAAGAAATAAAAAACTTGGCGAAAGTATGTTTATTTTAAATGATAACGATACTAAAATGTGGGATATCAAAAAATTATATACACAAAATGAATTTCCTGACGATGAAAACTCACTCGGATATCCTGTTGATGTTTATCAAGAATCTATTAATAAAACATTTAGAGAATATTTGGTTAATTTTGAATTCTTTACAAGAACATTAGAAAATTATGGTTTTGTTCCTATCACTACCCAAGAAGCTAATGCTATGGGATTCCCTCAAGCTATTGGTTCATTTGAAGATTTATTTGATAATATGATGGATGATATACATAATAATAAATTAAAAAAATTTAATATTGGAAAAGCTGCTAATCTTAGTGCTAATGAAAAAATAATTTCCTTTCTTAACAACTATTTTATTTACAAAAAAGTTAGAAATCCTAATGCTAAAGAAATTACAGATAATATACTAAATATTACTGAACAAGAACAGGAACTAAGCAAAAATCAAAATGATGAACTACAAAAAACTCAAGATAAACCTAAAACAAGACAAGTTAAAAAATATAAGAAAAAATTAAAACTACCAAAATAATATAAATACTAACCTCCTTTAATATATAATATAATATGATATATTATGTGTTACCACAAATTGAGTACCATCTTAAAAATAAAAATTTAAAAATTACATTTAATAAAAATAATGAAAATACTACAAATAACTATAGTTTAAAGAAATATTTATCAAAAATAAAAAGTTTAATTGATAAACATATCAAAGATTGGGATAATGTCAAAAAATATACAAATACCTATGAATTTATTCATACTAATGTTCCTAATCAAAAATTATCTGTTAGTCAAATTAAACCTATTAGTAGAGCTTTTTTTAAATTAATTGAAATTTACAACACTCATAATATTTTTACAAATAATAATCCTATCAAAACTTTTCATTTGGCTGAAGGACCTGGAGGATTTATTGAAGCTACTGCATATTTAAGAAATAATAAAAATGACATTTATTATGGAATGACCCTTATTGATAATAGTATTAATATACCTAATTGGAGCAAGGCTGATAATATGATTAAAAAATACAAAAATATTAAAATTGAATATGGTCAAGATGAAAAAGGCGATTTATATAATCATAAAAATTTAATACACTGTAAAAATCTTTATAAAAATTCTATGAATGTTATTACTGCCGATGGAGGTTTTGATTTTTCTAATGATTATAATAATCAAGAAAAAACTGCATTTAGACTTATATTTACACAGGTTGCTTATGCTATTACTATGCAAGCTAATGATGGAACATTTATACTAAAAATATTTGATATGTTTGAAAAATCCACTTTAGAAATAATATATTTATTAAGTTGCTTTTATAATAAAATTATTATATGTAAGCCCAATACAAGCCGTTCTGCTAATTCTGAAAAATATATTGTTTGTAAATATTTTAAATATTGCAAAACAGATGAAATTTCTGAAAAATTTATTAATGTTCTCAAAATTTTTGAAACATTAGATTTTAATACCTATAGTATTTTTTCTATTTTAAATATACCTATACAATCCTACTACAAAACACAATTATTAGAAATAAATGCATGTCTAAGTCATATTCAAATTGAAAATATACTTAATACTATTAAAATTATTACTCATAAAGATAAAAAATATGATAAAATTCAACATTTAAAAAGCAATAATATGCAAAAATGTATGAATTGGTGTATTAATAATAATATACCATACAACAAATATTTTCAACAAAATAATATTTTTTTAGGTGAAAGACTCAAAAATATAAATAAATTCTAATTATATATATGCCCTATCATACTGATTTAATGTATGCGTATAATTTAACTAATAAAGTTATAAAAACTTTAGAGAGATTAGAAAAAAAACACAATCCTTATAGAAATAAAACTGTTAAAAGAGGAGGGAGAAAAAGAAAAAATAAAACCAGGAAAAATTAAAATATAAATATAAATTATAATGGTAAAATACAAGAAAAGACGCTCACGTTGTGCAGGCAAAACCCGTAAAGCTTGCAATGCTAAAAAACATAAAAGAAGATGCAGAATGACCAAAAGAGGTAAAAAGAAGAGCCACTGCCGTTCTCGCAGAAATCGCACCAGACGCATGCGTAAAAGAGCTTCCACACTTCTTTCACCCGGTCACCGACGCACTCGCTAATTTATAAAATATATTATTTATTACGATAATATATTTTAAATACTTACTATTTTTGACAATTAATATGTCTCTCATAGAGATTCTATATAATATCGTTGTAACTCTATGATCTTTTTATTTTCTCTCTTATTTTTCAACTCCCTTAAAAATTATTTGGAGAGAAATTTCACTTTCTCTTTCTCTATAAAAATATAAAATTAAAGCATTATGCTCTAAAAAAATAAAATCACAAAAAGTGAATACCTACAAGATTTTTATCCAGTAACAATTTTTTGAACAAACTATTTTGCGAAAATGAAAAATGGACATTTTTAAAATGTCCAAAATTGAAATATAGGATAAGTTTTGTAAAATTAAAGAACCCAAAAATTAGTTTTCAAAGCATCTTGTAAGAAATTATTGAAAATATTAGATTTACTTTTGTGACTGAAA